AAGTATGGAATCAAGTAATGAATCAAGTATGGAATCAAGTAAGGGATCAAGTATGGAATCAAGTAAGGGATCAAGTAGGGAATCAAGTAGGGGATCAAGTAGGGAATCAAATAGTGGATCAAGTAAGGCATCAAGTAGTGTATCAAGTAGGGGATCAAGTAGGGGATCAAGTAGGGGATCAAGTAGGGGATCAAGTAGGGGATCAAGTAGGGGATCAAGTAGGGAATCAAGTATGGGATCAAGTATGGGATCAAGTATGGGATCAAATAGGGGATCAAGTATGGGATCAAGTAGGGAATCAAGTATGGGATCAAGTATGGGATCAAGTATGGGATCAAATAGGGGATCAAGTATGGGATCAAGTAAGGAATCAAGTATGGGATCAAGTAGTGGAGAATATTAATAGGGAGTCAAATGTCAAAAAGAAAAATAAATGCAAGTCCTAAAATAGTTAAACCTTGGAAACATAATATTATGAAAATACGAAGAGAAGAAGCAGAAAAACGTAATTCTGCTTATAACAAATTAACTATTCAACAGAAACTCGCTAAACTGGATATGAATGGGTATGCGGCAACTAAACAAAGATTTAAACTAAATAGTCAAATAAAAAAACCTTAAGACGGAGAATATATGAATCATGAAGAAATTAGAAAAGAATGAAGACAAACTCTATATCAAATTCTAGGAATGCTAGGATATTTAACACATGAAGATCCTTCTTATGATGAATTATTTAGACATTTAAATACAGAACTTGACTCTTTAGAAGATATAATGCTTAATAAAGATGAAATATCTTATGAATAAAAAAATCAAGATTCTCAAACCAGAATTATCAATAGAGGATCAGGATCAAGTAAGGTATCAAGTATGGAATCAAGTAAGGGATCAAGTAAGTGATAAAGTAAATGATCAAGTAGGGAATCAAGTAAGGAATCAAGTGTGGAATCAAGTAAGGAATCAAGTAGGGAATCAAGTAAGGAATCAAGTGTGGAATCAAGTAGAGGATCAAATATGGAATCAAGTAGGGAATCAAGTAAGGAATCAAGTGTGGAATCAAGTAAGTGATCAAGTAGGGAATCAAGTAAGGAATCAAGTAGGGAATCAAGTAGAGGATCAAGTAGGGGATCAAGTAAGGAATCAAATAGTGGATCAAATATGGAATCAAGTGAGGGATCAAGTAAAACAACAATTAGGAGAATAAAATGAAAAAAACAGAGAATGGAACAATAGTAGTAACTGAAAAAGTAAATGCTACTCTTACAGTTGATAGCGAACATAAATTGTATAGTATTTATGATGTAAAATTAAGTGATTTGGAAGAACTATTAAAACAAGCTAAAAAAATGAAAAAATATTGGACTAGTGAAAATCGTACGGTGCCTAAAAAAATTAAAGCTTCTTTTGTTCATTTAAATCCTAGATTAACATTTTATGTGCATTTTGATGGGTAAAATATGATTAAAAAAATTATAACAGATGAAACACATAAGCCTATTAAAATTTGGACAGATGATGTAGAAGTTGAAGTAGAATATTTAGAACTTATTAAAGATGAATATGCTGACAAATAAACAATATTATATATTACTAGCATTCTTAATTATAATGTATCTACTTTGTATATCAGTAAATATTGCTATCAGCGAAGAAAGAAATATAGCATTAGTAGAAAATAGAATACAGATTGCTCTTTTAGATACAGGAATATCAATACAAGATTATAAAATAAAACCATTCCTTTGCAATAAGGTTTATGATATGACAAATTCTTCAGTAGAAGATTGGCATGGTCATGGAACACATCTTGCTCACATTTTAGCTTCTTTTATTGATTCGAAAAAACACTGTATTTTGATTATAAAAGTATTTAACAGACGTCATGAATACGGAGTTGGTGGAGTTGACAGTATTCTTAAAGGGATTAGAAACTCTATTGACAATCATGTTAGATATATTAATTTAAGTTTTGGAGGAACTGAGAAATCTATAGATGAAGAAAAATTAATAAGGGAAGCATTGGATAAAAATATTAGGGTAAGTGTAGCAGCGGGAAATGAAGGACGAGATTTTAATAAGCTTTCATGTAATTATTATCCAGCTTGTTATAATATTAAATCTAATAATTTTTATGTAGTTGGTTCCATAGATTCAAATGGAAAAGTTACATCGTTTTCTAATTATCATGGTCCTATCGATGCGTATGAAAAAGGAGAGATCGAAATTGATGGTATATCTGGAAGAGGAACAAGTATATCTACAATTATTTGGACTGGTAAATTACTACGAAAGGAAAATCCTTAAAATGAAAATTAAATCTTTAACATTTGGATTTAGTAATCATATAACCAAAGAAGAATTAGAAAAAGCATATTCTGAAGGTATGATTAAAAAGTCTAATTTAGTTAACGAAGCACACTATTTAGGTACTTGTAGAAATTCTTATGTAGCTAAATGGATCAGCAAAGATAATTGTTTCTACTATATGAGAACTAAATTTGGAGATACTTTTATAGAATCAATAAAACATCCAGAGGATGATGATAGATTTGATTTTTTTATTCCTATGGAAAAGATTGAAGATATATATGAATAGATATAATATAATGGGAACTTACGATGGTTAAAAAAAGTATGAAAAGACTAAAAAGATTTAAACAATATGAATATGCTGTAGTTATTTTTACTATTGCTCTCATATTACTTGTAATGAAAGTCGTAGATGTTTTCAGAAGCGGAAATTAAAGAAGCTGTGATGTGGTATGTGATTCATAATCAACATCATTTAAAAGAAGAATTAAAAGATTTAATACAACAGAGAAATGATCTTATTAAAAAAGAAGATGAAGTATTTCATGATGATATTACAACTCAATTCGAGAAAATGGCAAAAAGTATTATTTGTGAAAAAATAGGAAAAGACTTGGCTTTATCTCCCGAATCTGTTATTATAATTTTAGATGATTTAAACATGGACGAACTTATTGCTTGACAAAGGATTTGGAATTTGATAAACTAAGAGTAGTACAATAGCCGAATGGCTGTACTCTTTCATTGTAACACTGAGGGTCGAAGATAATCGATTATTGGATTATATCATCGATTATCAATTCCTTATCCTCCTTCTTTCTTAGGAGAACAGTATGAATTATTCAAATTTCTTATCCAAGAAGACAACTCCTCAAACACAACCTATTTTTGGTCGCAATGATCAAAAACTTAATAATGCCGGAGGATATGTATTTGATGTTCCAGATCAAGCATTACTCGAAAGATTTCTTACGATTGGTACAGAAAATGGTACTTATTATGTAAGTGAACAAAAGCTCACTGTTGATAATGCTAAACGCATGATTGAGATTATTAAAAAAGATGGAAAGAATGTTGTTCAAACTCTCCTTAATTTTACAGAAAACAACAGAGCACTTAAACAAGATCCATCTATTTTTGTGTTAGCTTTAGCTTGCACTTATGGAGATGCCGATACAAAGAAATTTGCTTATAATGCCATTCATAAAGTATGTAGAACATCTACTCATTTATTTACTTTCTGTCAAAATGTTCAAGATTTAAGAGGATGGAGTAGAGGATTAAGAACCGGAGTATCTCAGTTTTATTTATCTAAAAGTCCAAAAGATGTTGCTTATCAACTTGTTAAATATCGTCAACGAAATGGATGGACACATAGAGATGTTCTAAGACTAGCTCATACTAATCCTAGACTATCTACTGGATATTTGTATTTATTTCACTATGCAGTAAATGGTTCTTTAAAAATGAGCATGGATGTTCCTGATATTATTCATGCATTTGAAAATGCTCAAGATACCGATGATGTTAAAGAATTGGTAGATTTAATTAAAAGATACAATTTAACTTGGGAAATGGTTCCAACAGAAAAATTAAATAATAAAGAAGTTTTAGCTGCTCTTCTTGAAAATATGCCTATGACAGCTCTACTCAGAAATTTAAACAGATTTGCTATTTCAGGTCTGACAAATGGACGTAGAGAATATCATACAAATTTTATTGTTGAAAGACTTAATGATTTGAATCTTCTTAAGAAATCTCATGTACATCCAATTACTCTTTTAAATACAATGAAAATCTATAATTCAGGTCATGGAATGAAGGGTAAACAAACTTGGACTCCCAATCAAGAAATTGTTGATGCTCTTAATAGTTCATTTGAACTATCTTTTCAAGCTGTCGAACCTACAAATAAGTCTATTCTTATTGCGGCAGATGTCAGTGGTAGCATGTCTCATTCTAATGTTGGTGGAATGGCTTTAAGTCCTATCGAAATAGCAGCTGCTTTGCTTCTAACTACTTATAAAACTGAACCAAATGCAGAAGCTGTTTTGTTTGATACTGTTGTGTACCCAACAAAATTTGGCACAAGAACAAGTTATGATGCAGTTCTCCAAACTGTTAAAAATATTTGTGGAGGAGGAACTGATTGTTCACTTCCATTCAAACATGCATTGAGCACTAGAACTAAATATGATGCTATTATGACTTTAACAGATAGTGAAACATGGGCTGGAAGTCAACATCCTATTCAAGCATATGCAACGTACAAACAAACTGTTAATGTAAATACTAAAGGAATTGTTGTTGGAATGGTAGCTAATGAATGTACATTATTTCCTGCTGAAGATTTAGATGCTCTCAATATTGCTGGTATGGATAGTTCAATACCCGAATTAATTCGTAATTTTATTAAGGATTGAACGAGTCGAATGAGAATCGGTTATTTTCAAGCTATATCCGATTTTCGATAACTTATTCGTTCATTAATTTGGAATGTAGTGAATCATAGATATTTTTATCAATTTATTTTTAGCGAGTCGAATGAATTGATTAGAGTTCGAATCTCATCTTGAAGCGATAGCTTCTTGTAGGAACCCGATTTCTAAATCTTCATTCGCTAATAACAAATTTTATTTTCTATTTGCGAATAGGAGGATTTTGTGAAAGTTAAGAAGATAGATGCCAAAGGGAGAAAATACTATACTTTAGTATATAATCCTAAATCGAAGAAAACTATCTTTATTCAAGAATTTCCTCAAACTCTTCATATTAGAGAATCAAATACCGATAACGGTAAACCTAGACATCAAACACGTTTTATTATTTCTTTTAAGAGAAATCAAGTTAATCTATATCAAAAAGGTACAGGTAATAGAATAGTAAATGTTACTACTACTCCTGAAGCCTTTGATAAGTATATTAATAATAGTTTGGCTTTTGCAAAAACAGATAAAACTAATAAATTTTTCTTGTTAGGTAAAAGATCGGCATTAAACAAATTAATCTTACAAAAAGCTAAACAATGTAAAATACGAACATTAATTAAATTAAATGCCACTAGATTTTATTCGGGAAGTTTAGTTTATATTTTAGCCTTTCCTTTGACCTCTGAATTTATAATAAGTAGATTCCCTAAAGAAATAGTTCATTTGGCCGGATCTAGAAAAAATCCTATTTCAAGATTCTTAAGAAAATTTTCTATTAGAGAAGCAGTAGAAAGTGGATTAAAAACTAAATCAAAAAAGCTTATAAAATTAATAACTGAAAGTAATAATCTATACAGAACATTTTTATTTGTCTATACCCTAAGAAAATTGATACCTTTAGATTACATATTTGAAATAATTCTTAATAATACTAGTCAAAGTTTAGGTTTCATCAATGAACAACAAGTTAGAATAACAAGAAAATTACTAAAAAATTATGGTAAAGAACGCATTAAGATTTTGATGTCTAAGACTTTTAATGATTTTGAATTAATAGATTCAGCAAAACAATGGAATGATTTTAAAAATCAAATAACTTTACCAGATAAACCAGATTCTATTAAAACATTACATGATTATATTTCAAAAGAATATAGAAAAGTAAAAACCCAGAATCATAAATTAAATATGATTAAAACGTTTAAAATTTTAGATGGTTTTCAAATTAAAAATTATAGATTCCATTTACCAAAAAACACACATGAGTTAATTGAATGGGGTCAAAAATTGAATAATTGTATAGCAAGCTATTCAGATAGCGCAATGAGACAAGATATTCAATTAGTTGGAGTATTAAAAGATGATCAACTTACTTATGCTTTAGAATTATCTAAACAGGGTAAGATAATCCAATTTAGAGGAAAAAATAATTCTTCACCTGATCTTTCGGATTATAAATTAATTACACATACTATCACTAACTTATTGACCATTTATCCATAAAAGGGTATAATATTTACATGACTATTCAAGAAGCAATCGAAACTACCAAACCTTTTAGACTTCCTAAATGGAGCAATAATTGGATAACTGTAGATTTAAACGCCAACTTATTTAAGTTATCTGGTCCTGATAGTCCTGATCTATGGAAATTATTTCCAAATGATTTTTTATCTCTTGATTGGGAAGTAAAATTGTGTAACACGCACAATACAATCGCTATTAATCAACTACATCTTCTCTGTGCAACTTGTCTAGGAGAAGCTGTAACAAACATAGTTCCGCCAGAAATAAAACTTGTTCCTAAATGTTCATGTGATTTAAGATTAATTCTTTCTAAAGGATGTCAATGTGGAGGAATATAATAAAAGAATTCAGGAACCTGATGCATTGCTATGGTTTAAAGTAGGCTCACAAGGAGCTGATAGAGTAATTTATTATTCGTGCCTGATTTGCTGTCACCTGCATTGTGGTGAGATTGGCTAAGCAACTATTCCAGGGCCAGCATGCTGAGTGCCTAGAAAGCTGGTAAAATTTTGGAGTTGTTATGAAAGCCAAGAATATAAGTAGACTTGATGAGCTTTGCAATGAAATGTTTCAGCTTTATCAAAAAGGCGGTGAAGAAGATTCATTGATTCAAGGCATTCATATTGCTCTGTCGATGGCTGAGATCGGATTGAAACTAGCTAAAAGTATTAAAATTCTCGAAAAAGCCCTATATAATATTATGTACAGTGCTTTATCACAAGGAATTGATGGAGATAAAAGTACAGTTGAAGATCATAAACAATATTCACTAGATCAAGCATCTGAAGCACTTCATGAAATGGAAAAAATATTAAATGAACCTTAAAAATAGAGCAATTAATATTCAAATAATTCGTACCAAAAAGGACCCCAAAATATATATGACATTAACTCATTTAATTAGTGGACTATCTGTTTCAAGTAAAGGCATTTCTGAATCTAAATTAAGAAAAAAGTTATTAAAAGAATTACAACGAAAAATTATATCTTATGTTAAAGACTATATTGCTAATCATCCTATTAAAAAATGAATCCATCTAATAGACTTCTTAGTGAAATAGTGGCATTTCGTACATATGCTAAATATCTACCACATTTAGGTAGAAGAGAATCATTTGAGGAAACAATTAATAGATGTCTCACTATGCATCTGGATAGATTTCCTAAACTATCCAGAGACATTATTAAAGCTTTTCAAAAAGTACATGAAAAAAAAGTAATGCCTTCGATGCGTTCTTTGCAATTTGCGGGTGAAGCTATATTAAAAAATAATATAAGACAATATAATTGTGGATTTGTGCATATAAATAATCCAAGAGCTTTTGGAGAAGCTTTATTCCTATTATTATCAGGAACAGGAGTAGGTTATTCAGTACAAAAAAGACATGTTAATGAATTACCAATTATTAAACTTCCTCGGGAAGAAGGCATTTTTATTATTCATGATTCAATTCAAGGTTGGGCACAAAGTTTAGATATTTTACTAGAAGCCTATTTTTTTAATCGTATACGGCCTATATTTGATTTTTCTAAGATTAGACCTAAAGGATCATATTTAGTAACTAGCGGAGCTAAGGCACCAGGTCCAGAGCCTTTAAAATCAATGCTATTACAAGTAGAGAATAAACTTAAGCAAGCTATAGGAAGAACTTTAAAATCAATAGAAATACACGATATTATTTGTATTTCAGCAGATTGTGTATTGAGTGGTGGTATTAGAAGAGCAGCACTCATAAGTTTATTTGATAAAGACGACAATGAAATGCTCGAAGCCAAACATGGTAATTGGCAAGAAAAATATCCACATAGGGCTAGAGCAAATAATAGTGCAGTTCTTTTAAGAGATAAAAGTTCTAAAGAAGAATTTAATTATATATTTCAAAAGTGTATAGATTCTAATTGTGGTGAGCCTGGATTTGATTTTACTTCTGATTTAGATTGGGGAGCGAATCCATGTCATGAAATATCTTTACATTCTAATCAATTATGTAATCTTACTACAATAAATCAAAGTGGTATTAAAGATAAAAAAGATTTTTTAAGCAGAGTTTATTCTGCAACATTGATTGGTACTTTACAAGCTTCTTATACTAATTTTCCATATATTAGACCAGCATGGCAATTAATAACGGAACAAGAAGCATTACTTGGAGTATCATTTACTGGAATAGCTGATAATGGTAATAAAATTCCTAAAGCTTGGTTAAAAGAAGCAGCAAGATTAGCTAAAAAAGTAAATGAACAATACTCTAAAATAATCGGAATCAATCTCTCTGCTAGAATTACAACCGTGAAACCGGAGGGTACATCTAGTTGTGTATTTAGTTCGAGTAGTGGAATACATGCCAGACATTCTGAGTATTATTTGCGTCGAATTAGAATGAACAAAAATGATGCTTTGGCGAATTATTTATCTAAAAACATTCCTGAATTAATGGAAGATGATTTCTTTAGTCCTAATGGAGTTGTATTCACCATTCCTCAAGAATCTCCGAGTCATGCAATTTTACGTATAAATGAAAGTTCTCTTGACTTATTTCAAAGGGCATTATATTATCATGACAACTGGATAAAGCCTGGCCATAGAATGGGCATAAACACACATAATGTTTCTTTAACTATTTCATATAAATCGGAAGAAATAAACGAATTAAGAGAAGCAATGTGGAATAATAGAAATAAATATAATGCAATTTCATTGCTTCCATTTGATGGTGGAATATATCAACAAGCCCCATTTGAAACATGTAATAAAGAAACCTTTGATAAATATAATCAAATGATTAAAGAAATTGATTTGCGTAAAATTAAAGAAGAAGAAGATAATACTGAACGTATTAATATGCTTGCATGTATTGGCGGAGTATGTGAGTTAGAATTATGAATAAAGAAGATGCAAAAAAAGTTATTAAACTATTACTAACAGTAGATGGCGGGTGTAAGTATTGCGTTAATGATGTTTTAAAAGAATTTCAAGATACATTTCCTGAAATAGATATATCTAAAATTATGAAAACTTCATTTAAAGAATTTCAAAGCGAATGTGAACATGAATATATTAGCAAAGATAAAATATATAGATGTTCTTTATGTGGGTTTGAAGCATGCATTCTTTATAATGGTTTAAAATGAATCAAATAAGGGATAAAGTAGAGAATCAAGTATGGAATCAAATAGCAACATAAAAAATAAGCTTTCTCATAGTCAATGTAGTAAATATCAAGATTGTCCGCAAGCTTGGTATTATCATTACAAAGAAAAGTTACGTCATAAGTATCATTCGGCTGCATTGCTATTTGGTTCCGCTTTGGATCATGCTTTAACCTCTATATTAAAAGATAAAGATAAGAATCCAAATGATATATTTGCTTTTTTTTGGAGATTTCAACAATTAAACGATCAAGATGTATATCTTACTAATTGTATAGATATAGTCTATGCTAACTCGGATTTTGATTTTGAGTTGTTACAAGATGTAGATTTACAAAATATTAAAGAAAAATATAAAATAGAAGATATAGGAACAACAATAAAACAACTTTATGAAGAAAAGGATCTTAAAGGATTTAATGGATTAAGTAAAGATAAAAAAGAGCTTTTAAATGTTTTTAATTGGTATAGTCTATATAGAAAAGGCTTACTAATGATTAAACAATTTCAGAAAGATATTCTTCCTAATATTGAGAAAGTTCTAGCAGTTCAAGTTTATGTTACACTAAAGAATGAAGATGATGATGTAATTATAGGTTATGCAGATTTAGTATGTAAATATAAAAATCATGGAACTGTTATCTTAGATTTTAAAACCGCCAGTAAAGAATATGATGAAGAAAATAGTGTACTTACATCTCCACAGTTAACTCTTTATGTTCATTCTTTAGAAGAAGAATTTAAGACTAGAAAAGCTGGATATATAGTATTTAATAAACATGTACGAAAAAATAAAACTAAGGCTTGTTCCCGTTGTAATAAAGACGGAACGGGACAAGGACATAGAACTTGTGATAATACCATTGAGGGAAAAAGATGTCATGGTGCATGGATTGTAAAAATTAATCCTGAAGTAACAATTCAAACAATTATAAATGAAATACCTACTCAAACAGAAGATATTGTATTACAAAACTATGATTATATTAATCAATCAATTAAGAATGGGATAGTTTATAGAAATTTTCAAAGTTGTATAAAGCCTTGGGGTCATTGTCCATTCTTTAAAAAATGTTATAACAATTCAGATGAAGACTTAATAAAATGTTAAATAGATTAGAAAAAAATCAATATCATAGAGAATATTATTCTAGAAATAAATAAAATACTTCATGAAATGATGACTAATTCTTCTTATAATAAAGAAATTGTTACTATAAATTCATTTTTAGATACAAAATTTGTTCTTACTATTGAGAAAGGAAAAGTATGAGGAATAATAAAATGAAATTATTAACAATAATTCCTAATACTCGTGATGCAATATTATACAGTGATACTTTATTTAAAGCCTTCGAAGATTCTAATATAGGATATGAAGGTGATATCGAAATATTCTATAATGATCAAGAATCTGTGATTAATGTTTCTGTACCAGAAGAGGAATTTGAGGAAGCTTTTAATATTATGCAAGAAGTTATCAGAGAAGGTCCACCAAAATGAATGTTAGATTAATTCACATAACACCTAATTCTGAACGTTTAATTGCTTATTGTGCCAGAGTATCTAGTCCTAATCAAGATAATTCTGAATATGAGAAACTTATTAATTATTGTATTAAACATAAACATTGGTCTATTTTTGAAATGGCTAATCTTTGTATTGAAATTAAAACATCGAGAGCAATAGCTCAACAAATTCTCAGACATAAGTCATTTTCTTTTCAAGAATTTAGTCAACGATTTTCCGATAATCTTGATTTTGAATTTTATGAAGCACGTAAACAAGATACAAAAAATAGACAAGGAGGAACAAAATCAGTTAATGATGAAACTGATAAATGGTTTTTAGAAGCACAAGAAAGAGTTGTACATCAATCGATAAATTTGTATCATCAAGCTATAGAAAAAGGTATAGCTCGTGAATGTGCACGATTTCTTCTTCCTCTTTCCACAATAACAAAGATTTATATGAACGGAAGCGTACGAAGTTGGGTGCATTATATTTTGTTAAGAACTGAAGAAAATACTCAAAAAGAACATCGAAATATAGCAAATGATTGTAAAAGAATATTTGTGGAACAACTTCCGACGATTTCAAAAGCTTTAGGCTGGATTAATCCTTGACTTTGGATTTGGAAAATGATATTATTGAAACAATTGAAAGGAATATTTATGAATCGTAAAGAAACCCAAACAGTATTAAAATCTGTGCCTGATGTAGGAACAGATGAAATTCCCGAAATAAAACGTGTTTCTAATTTTACAAATAAAGCATATAGTATTTGTAGAGATGCTGAAGGTTGGTCTTTTGTGGAAATAGATTACAATCCTTTAACTGGTGAGACTGGTAATCTTAAAATGAGAAATGTTGGACCATATAAAGATTTCGCAATTGAAGAATTTAGAATTCAAGTTAGTAAACATTTATTCATGAGTTAAATATGCTTAAGAAGTTTACAGAATATTTCTTTGGAGTTGTTGGTTTAGTTATCTTACTAGGATTTATAGTTCCACCATTAGTAAGTGCTAAACAAACTGAACTAGTAGTTGTGGGAATTAGTTTACTATTGGGCACACTATATGGTATAGTGGTCTTTTTTATTAAACAAAAGGAGAAAAAAAAATGAAGAACCTGATTCTAGGAATCGTAAGTCTACTGTTGCTTAATGCATGTTCACGAGTACCTGCTGGATTTGTTGGTATTAAAGTATATCTATTAGGAACATCAAAGGGCGTGGATACTGAAGTTCTAAATGTGGGAAGATATTATATTGGTATTAATGAAGAACTATATCTATTTCCAACTTTCCAACAAAATTATGTTTGGACTAAAGATGTTACTGAAGGAAGCCCAAGAGATGAAAGTTTAACATTCCAAACTAAAGAAGGAATGGGAGTTAATGTTGATGTTGGTATTTCTTATCATCTAAATGCAGATAAAATTCCTTCTATCTTTCAAAAATATCGTAGAGGTATCGAAGAGATTACTGATGTGTTTCTACGTAATAGTGTTCGTGATGCTATTAATGATGTTGGTTCTTCAATGTCAGTTGAAGAAGTTTATGGTTCTAAAAAGAATCATCTCTTTGAATTGATTCAAGAGAAAGTAATAGCAGAAGTGGGACCCCAAGGCATTCTCATTGATAAGCTTTATCTTGTTGGAAGTATGAGACTTCCAAACAATGTAGTTGCGGCTTTAAATTCTAAAATTGAAGCTACTCAGCGTGCTCAACAAAGAGAGAATGAAGTACAAGAAGCTAAGGCACAGGCAGCAAAAGAAGTTGCTACAGCTGAAGGATCTGCTAAAGCTGCTCTCATGAAGGCCAAGGCAGAAGCAGAAGCTAACCAATTAAAACTAAGAACATTAACTCCAGAACTTATAAGATATGAAGCTATTCAAAGATGGAATGGCGTTCTTCCTCAAGTATCTGGTGGAGTTGTTCCATTTCTTAATCTAGATAATATGAAAGGAACCAAATAATGAATACAGTAAAAACAGAAAAAGGAACAGTACTTCCATTGACAAATCTAAAAGGCAAAGATTATCTAATGGTTGCATATAGACTTCAATGGTTTAATGAAAAAGTTGATAACTTTGAAATCGAAACCCAGTTTCTTCATCTTGATGATACACAAACTGTTGCCAGAGCTACAGTAACTGTAATGGATAAAGATGGAAAAGTTGTTAAGAAAGCTACAGCTACTAAAAGAGAAACTAAATCAGATTTTACTGATCATACCGAAAAGGCCGAAACTTCAGCAATAGGTAGAGCTGTTGCGTTGCTTGGATATGGTACTCAGTTCGCACTCGCTGATCTGGATGAGGGAGAACGTCTAGCAGACAGTCCATTAACAAATACCAAAGCAGCAACATCAAAGCCAGCTCCTACTCCATCAACTACAACAGTAGCTAATTCGACATCAACCACAGTTCCAGAGAGGAAATCCTCTTTTAGAAAAACCAAAATCTCTGATAATGGTAATAATCATGATGTTCCTAAAACTGAAACAGAAAAGACAAAATCTTCTTCAGATGGTTGGGAATAATGGATTTAATACAAATCTATGCTGTAGGAATGTTATCACTTCATTTAGCAATGACAGGTATAACTCTATCTATAGTTGATTCAAAAGCTTTCTTACAAGTTTTAACTAATTTAAGTTTAGCTATACCGATGTATGGACGTATTTTTGGTTGGTGGTAAATGAGTGTAATAGAAGAAAAATTAAATAATTTACATGAAGAAACTAAAAAAGAATCATTACCACCACCTCAACCAACAGATCCAGTTGAAGCTGCATCTTTAATATTCGGAATGTATTATCCTAAGTTTCTTCAACTTATACTTGGACTTTCTAATAAGTCATTGAAGAGATTAATAAGAGCATTAATAGGAATTCCCTTAGAAGAAGCAATGCCTAATTTTAAAAATGAAAAAGAACGTGCTGCATTTGCTATAGGTGAAAGATTACTTGAAGCAAAAACATTGATTATTATTCATACAATGTATCAAAAACAAAAAGATTTAGAAAAATTTCAATTGGATTCTCAAACAGAGAATAAAGAAACTGAAACAAATGATAACGATAATAAGGAGATAAAAAATGGCTAAATTACAAAGAACAGTTGTTGGTTCTATTTATAGAGCTAAAGATAAAACAAAATCAGATTATATTCATTTTCGCGGAGACACCAAAATCAAAAATACATTTCTAGAAGCTCTTAATAAAATGGATGAAAAAAAGGGTCTTAGTTTGATTTTAGAAAGTAAGACCGCCCAACTTACAAGTCTTGATAGTGCATTAGCTGAAGGGAAGCTTTCTGAAGATATAGCTGGAAAGATTCGTGAACGAATCAACAAGATCCCTGACTATGTTCGTTTTGAGATTATTTTGCTCAGCTAGTAACACACTGTAAGTCGTAAAAGGGACTGAGTACCCACAACAGTGGGCATCATCTTTCCTCCTAACTCGGTCCCTTTGATTTCTGTTTTAAGATGGATATGTTATATCAAAATTTCAGGAAGGGTCTACGTAGCTTTCCAAAATTAATTCTCTATAAACCAGAAACAAATGGTATATATCTCAAAGATAAAGAAGCAGATTACTATGTCAGTCTTTATCAATATACAGAAGAACATAAAAAAATTATTGAAGAAAAGAAAACTGTTTCTGGAATCACTGATACAAGCACAGATAAGTTATATTTTGATTTTGATAGTAAAGATAATTTAGAATTAGCAAAACAAGACGCAATAACTTTAGCCCATCGACTAATAGATGATATGAGAATCGAGCAAGAATCTATTAGATTTTATTTTAGTGGAAATAAAGGATTTACTGTAGAATTATGGATTGATAAACGATTATCTCCTAAAGAATTTAAAGATATAATTTATCGTTTAGGAAGTGATTTACAAACTTGCGACCTAACAGTTTCTGATCCTAATAGAATTGTTAGAGTTTCTAATACTAAGCATCAAACTAGTGGTCTATATAAAATTCCTTTAAAGGTAGAAGAGCTAGATGAATGGAGTATTGAACAGATAAAAGAAATCGCTAAAAAACCACGTGATTTAAAACTTAATAGAATAAAAGCTAAGTTAAATGTAGATTTACTTCCTGAAGCTAAGGTTAAAGAACGTAAAATAACACATACGAATAATCTGGAATTAAACTGGGATGAAAAACCAAAGAATTGGAGAAATTGTAAATGGGCTTTATCACAAGGACTTTTTGATGAAGGTGAAAGAGATACGGCTCTTATGATATTGGCAGCTACATATAGAGCATTAGGATTAGATAAAGATGCTACATATAATGCTTGTGATGCAGCTGTTGAGAAACAAGCAGAAAGAACAGGTGGAGAAAAATATTCTAAAGAAGAATTATGGCGTCATGTTATTGAAGGTTCTGTTTTTAAAGATACATGGCAAGGTGGACAATATAGTTGTAAAAAAGATATTTGGTTGAAGAAATATTGTGCTTCTCTTAGTGAACATCAATGTTCTCAAGATGAACAAGAAGAAGATCACTTGGATTGTATTTCATTAAATCAAATGACAAATGAATTTATTCAATATGCTAAAGAATTTCAATTCAATATAATTAAAACTGGTTTAAAAGAATTAGATGATAATGTACATTTAATGGTAAGTAGTTTAGTGGGTTTACTTGGTCAACCAGGTTGTGGTAAGACTTCATTATCGTTGAATTATTTGATACATACTTCATTAAATAATATTCCTTCTCTCATGTTAAGTCTCGATATGAGTTTGCCATTAATCTATGGAAAATTAATTCAAAAATTATCTAGATATACATTTGCCAACGCAATGGAATTATTCAAAAATCCTATAAAAGAAAAAGAGCGCGATAAATTAATACAATTGATTCATGAAAATTATTCCAATATTGGATTTAATTTTAAACCAGGACTTACAATACCAGAGATTAAAAAAGTAGTAATGAAAAGAGAACAGAATACGGGTAAAAAAGTTAAACTTTTAGTAGTAGATTATTTAGAATGCGTGGCTGGTTTACATCATGATCCAATGCTTAACGCTGGAATGATTTCAACACAACTAATGAATTTAGCCAAAGAAATGTCATTGTGTGTTTTATTACTTCTTCAAACTCAAAAACATGCTACTCCAGATATTTCAGATCCATTACTTTCTTTGCGTCAAATTAAAGGTAGCTCCTTAATAGAACAAAATTGTTCTGTAATTCTTACTCTATGGAGAGAAGGTTATAATCCTTCAACAATAGAAGATGATAATTATGCTTCAATTGCTGTTGTAAAAAATAGGTTCGGCCCATTATGGCGCGGGGATTTTAAATGGACCGGCATTACTGGAAATATTGATAGTTTAAATGACCAAGAAAAATTAGAATTTGAAGAATTAAAAGAAAAAAAACGAGAAGAACGTTTAAGAAAGTTACAATTATTAGAAGTCGATAGTAAAATTAAAAAAGCTTCCATAAATAAAGCAGAATGGGAAACTTGAAATACAATCCATTAATTTATGGTAAAAATCAAATTGAGAATATTGTATCCATTGAACTTCAAGATGGATGTGCTGAGATATTTTTAGAAGATTCTAAGGGTATAAAAACAGAAGTTATACCTACTAAATATAATTGGATACTTTCTTATAAACCACTTGATTCGTCATGGATAAAACTTAAAGGAGATCTCCATTATTGTTGGGGCAAACAATATGAATCCAAAAGAGAATTTTTAACAGACAGAAGTCGATATAAGAATCAAGATATTTTTTCGATTTATAACGAAAAAGAAGCCTTTATGATTAATAAAGGTGTAACGTATTTTAAGGGAATGAAATATACTGATGTATCTGTACTCGCTTTTGATATTGAAGCAACAACACTTGAACATGACGACAAAGCCAAAGTTCTTCTTATTGCAAATACATTCTGTAAAAATGGAAAAATAGAAAGAAAATTATTTGCTTATGATCAATATAAAAACGATGCGAAATTTTTTGATGCTTGGTGTTCATGGGTTAGAGAAATTAATCCCTCGGTTATAACTGGGCATAACATTGTTATATATGATTTGCCCTATTTATATTTTTGTGCTAGTAAAGCAGGTACAACATTGGATTTAGGTAGAGATGGTTCATCTATTCGTTTTAATATCTATGATTCGAAATTAAGAAAAGACGGAAGTCAATTTTATACATATAGAAAATGTCATATTTATGGAAGAGAAATAATTGATACATTTTTTTTAGCTTTGAAATATGATGTAGCCAGAAATTATGAGAGTTATAGTTTAAAACAAATTATTAAACAAGAAAATATGGAAGTAAAAGATCGACAATTTTATGATGCATTCCAAATAAGGAATAATTATAAAATATTCTCAGAATGGAATAAAATCAAAAAATACGCAGAACATGATGGAGATGATGCTCTTGCTTTATATAATCTAATGATTCCGAGTTTTTTTTATTTAACACAGCATATTCCTAAACCTTTTCAATTAATGATCGAAAGTGCAGCCGGTAGTCAAATTAATGCTTTTTTAATAAGAAGTTATTTACAAGACAGTCATTCTATTCCCAAATCTACTCCTACATATAAATTTGAAGGAGCAATTAGTTTGGGTAATCCTGGAATATATCATCATGCAATGAAAGTGGATATCAGTTCTCTCTATCCAAATATTATTCTTACATATGATTTATATGATGTAAAAAAAGATCCTAATCAAAATTTTTTAAAAGCAGCTCAATATTTCACTGAAGAGCGATTAAAAAATAAAAAGCTAGCCAATGAAACAAATGAAAGATATTATAGAGATATAGAACAATCCCAAAAAATTGTTATTAATTCATTTTATGGATTTATGGCAGCAGATGGATTAAATTTTAATAGTCCATCAAATGCTGAATTTATTACAAAGAAGGGTAGAGAAATTTTACAAAAAACCATAGATTGGGTGAATAATAATAAATATACATTGATTAATGCTGATACTGATTCTGTTACTATATGTAATGGTGGGGGGTTAGATGAATTACAACAACAAGAAATTCTTAATAATATTAATTCTTTATTTCCTAAGTCTATTCGATTCACACATGATGGTTATTTTCAACATGTTCTTGTTGTAAAGGCGAAAAATTATGTTCTTGATACTGGAGATAAATTAAAAATAAAAGGTAGCGCTCTTAAAGCTACACATAAAGAAAAAGCTATACAAGATTTTATTAAAGAATTTATACAAGCTTTATTGAGCAATAAAACAGAAGAACTCATTTCTATATATCATAACTATATAAAAGAATGCACAAATATTACTGATATAAAAAGATGGACATCTAAAAAAACAATTACTTCAAAAGTATTAAATCCACATAGGACCAATGAAGCAAAAATTCTTGCTGCTATTGAAGAAGATGGAGATACACATCAAGAAGGAGATAAAATCAAAGTATATTTTGATGTTAATGGTAATTTACGACAAGAAGAATTTTGGAATAACAATCATGATCCATATAGATTAATGGAAAAATTATTTAAAACTGTCAAAATATTTGAAAATGTTTTAGATAAAAGTTTGTTTATAAATTATTCTCTCAAAACAAAGAGAACGTTGTTAACACAAATATGAATTTCAGAAGAGGACATGAGATTTTAAATATAGCTAAGAAGATATCATATAATATACTTCCGAATGAAAATGATGTATTTGAAGCACTAGATTTTTTTCCTCCAAAAGACACAAAAATTATCATTATAGGACAAGATCCTTATCCTAATAAAGATGATGCAATGGGATTAGCATTTTCTATTCGCCATAATAAAATTCCTCCATCGTTAAAAAATATATTTAAAGAATTACAAAATGACTTGGGTTATGGCTATCCAAATACAGGCGATTTAACTTCATGGGCTGCACAAGGAATACTTCTTTTAAATAGTATCCTCACAGTAGAAGAAGGACAATCTCTTTCTCATGTTAATATTGGATGGGAAGGATATACTAATGAATTAATTCAGAAAGTTATTGATTATAATAAGCCTTTAGTGATTATCTGTTGGGGTAATTACGCAAAAGAAAAGTTGAAAAATCTCCGAATTCATGATAATATATTAGTATTAACTGGTGGTCATCCGAGTCCGTTGAATCGAACAGGAAGTTTTTTTGGGAAAAAATATTTCTCTAAAGCAAACAAATGGTTAATAGAACATAACATTAAACCTATAGATTGGAAATTATGAAAGATTTGTTTAAATCCGAAGATTTTAAAGATTTAATTATTACCGCTTGTTATCAAAATAAAGAAGAATATCTTGAAACAATGAGAGTTGCTGCGGTATTAGCAAATCAGGTTTTTAACAAATGGTTAGAAAAAGCTAAAACTGTATATAATACAGATCCAGATGAAGGGTGTTGGCAAGAAGGATGGGCATCTACTTCTACTGATGGATTACCTTCTGCTAAGTTAGTTTGTATTGAAGATAATGAGCAAGGTCCTAACACGAACTTGCAAGATTAATATGAATAGAATTATACAATTAGCTAAAAAACTCAGTTATAAATCAGATCATAGAGCACACAAGCTTGGTTGTGTAATTGTTAACAAAAATAAAATTATATCATTGGGATGGAATAGAATTAAAACACATCCCAAATCTCCTCATAAATTTAAATCAATTCATGCCGAATTTCATGCTATCTTAGGTGTAGATGAACGAGAATTAAATGGAGCGACTGTTTATATTTATAGAGAACAAAAGAATGGTAAACTAGGTAAAGCTCGTCCTTGTTCTAGTTGTTGGAAAATGTTAGAAAATGTAGGAATTTCTGAAATAATATATTCAGATTATGATGGAATGAAAAGAGAAAGGATATGAGCATTCCTAAAGATATTACTTCTAAACATTTAACAATTGATGCCTGGGCGATATTAAGTGGTTACAGAGGAAGTATAGCTCACGGAATGTATGTTCCAAAAGATAATCCAAATAGTATTGATGATAAAGATGTTATGACAGTATTTCTAGCTCCATTTGATTATTATACTACATTAGAAACTCATGGGTTATCTCGCGGAACGAAAGAAATTTTGGAAGGTGAATGGGATGTTGTTTGTTACGAATTTAAAAAATTTATTAGTTTATTAATTAAAGGTAATCCAAATGTTATTTCTTTATTATGGCTAGAACCTAATTATTATATTAAGGTAACTGATATAGGACAATCTTTATTGATTAATAGAGATGTATTTTCATCAAAGCAAATTTATCATTCCTTTTCTGGATATGCTTATTCGCAATTAAAAAAAATGACAAGCTTTTCTTTTGAAGGATATATGGGAGAAAAACGAAAAAAATTAGTAGAAAAATTTGGATATGACTGTAAAAATGCAGCTCATTTAATTCGTCTTTTACGTATGGCTATAGAATTTTTGCATGAAGGGGTATTTTTTGTTCAAAGACCAGATGCTACTCAATTGCTAGATATTAAATTAGGAATGTGGTCACTAGATCAAGTTAAAAAAGAAGCTGAAAATTTATTTAAAAGGACAGAAGAAGCTTATGATAAATCTAAGCTACCTAATCAAGTTGATTTGAAAAAAATAAATGAATTAATGGTTGATTGTTTTAAAGAACATTTTTATGGAGAATTCATATGAGCGACTTTCGGGTAGAAATTACTGATATCAAAGCAGTAAGACATCATCCCAATGCTGATAGATTAGATATTGTAAATATATTTGGTTGGGAAGTTGTAACATCTAAAGATACTTATAAAGTTGGTGATAAAGTATGTTATTTTCCTGTTGATTGTATTATAAGTGAAGATTTGGAAAAAATATTGTTTCCTCCTGATTCTAAAATTAAATTAACTAATAGACGTATTAAAAGTATAAAATTGCGCGGACAAATAAGTCAAGGAATGATTGCTAATCCTAAACTTATAGGAGTGGATCATTTTAATATCGATAAAAATGTAGCTGAGTATTTAAAATGTATTAAATATGAACCACCAGAAATATCTAAACCAAGAGGAATGCAGGTTAGATCCAAAAAACAAGTCAATCCTAATTTTCGTAAATATACTGATATTCAAAATTATAAATATTATAATGAAGTATTTCAACAAGGGGAACTTGTTGTTATTACTGAAAAATGTCACGGCACCTCGTGGCGTGGAGGTTGGGTGAAAAACGATGCTAATACTTTGTGGAAGAAAATAAGAAAATTATTTGGTCGGCTTCCTGAATGGGAATTTGTTTGGGGAAGTCATAATGTTCAAATTCAAAATAAATTATTTCATAAGGGCTTTTATGATGTAGATGTATATTCGAAAATGGTTAAACAATATGATTTAAAAAATCTTATTCCAAAAGGTTATGTTCTTTATGGAGAAATAGTTGGTTATAATATTCAAAAGAATTTCCATTATGATTGTGTTCCAGGGGAACATAAACTCTTTTTATTTGATGTAAAATTTAATGACAAATGGTTAGATTATGAAGATTTTAAAATTACAGTAGATGCTTTAAAATTATCTAGAGTTCCTGAATTATTTACTGGTCCATATGATCCGGCTATTGTTGATAAACTTAGAAGCGGAACTAGTATATTAGATGAAAATACCATTAAAGAAGGTATTGTAATTAAAACAATTAAAGAAACAGAATGTTCACTTGGAAGAAAAATATTAAAATTTATAAATGATGAATATTATTTATTAAAAGACGGAACGGATTATCATTAGTGGAAAAAACAGAACAAAAATTTCATAAAATATATGGTGTATGGCCGCATTTAGGTTGGGGAGTTATGATCGTATTATATACTCCAACCGAATGTGAATATGTTCATTTTACATTCGAAGATACAAATGAAAAACAAATAATCAATCAAAAACTTTGGGATGAATATAATTCAAATGAACGAATAAAATAATGGGATTTTTCAAAGTTAAAAGTAAAAAGAAATTAATTGATCTTAAAGAAGGCGAACAAATTCCTGAAAGTGATTTTGCCTCAATTTGTCCAGATGGAACGTTTATTCAATTTGAATATACCGAAGAAGAATATAAATCTCAACCTTACGAAGTTAAACCTGGAATTTGGACTATACAAAAGACAAATCGTGGCTTAAAACTAGAACCAACATCTTTTGTCACTGAAAATATTTTAGAAAGTTTTATAAATACTAAAGAACTCATGAATAAGATTGGTTGTTTCTTTAGAAATTTTGATAAGTATAAGAAATACGGAATTGAAATACCTAAAAGAGCAGCTTTATTATATGGTCCCGCAGGTGCAGGAAAATCTACTTCACTTATTAAAGTCTGTCAACACTATGCAAAAGATGGAACAACTACTATTGTTATATGGCCTACAGATAAATTAGATCCTTATGAAGTCAAAGATTTTTTTAAAACATTCACTTATACTGATGTTCATAAAGTAATTATGATAGCTGAAGATATAGGTGGAGCTGAAGCAGAACATGTTAAAATAAAAAGTGTGAGCAGTTTATTATCTTTGTTAGATAATAAAGAAAAAATTTTTACTAAGCCTACATTTATTATAGCTACAACAAATTTTCCGGAAAATTTCTTAGGTAATATAACTAATCGGCCCGGAAGATTTGATGATAAATTAGAAATGACATATCCTAATTCTGAAGCAAGATATGAACTTCTCAAATTTTTTGGACAAGGTGAGATTCCAGAAAATGTTTTACTTCAAATTAAACAAAAGAAATATTCTGAATTATCTGCAGCTCATATACACGAAGTGATTATTCGCTCTGCAATTCATGAAATTTCTATAGAAGATGCATTAGATGGCGTACAAAAAGAGATTGAAATATATAAAAAGAGTTTCGATAAGAAAAAATTAAGTAAGATTGGAATTACCAATTCTGTATATGAGGACGATGATTAATGGTATTTAATTTACAAACTTATAAAAAAACAAAAATTGTTTCAAAAGATTTAGAAGAGATTTTAAAACACATTTTGATAATCAAAAAACTTCTAGCTAAATATACAAAATATACACCTGTAAAAGATCTATATACAAATATTCTACATAATGAAGCATTGTTGTATGGTTATCTTAAAAAATGTAGAGAAATAGTCAAAAACAAAGGATCTATGGATGAAATAAAAAACCCCAAAACGCAAAATATTATATAAATATATTAACTTTTAATAAAATATGATATAGTGTAACTGGAGACAAAATGAAACCGAAAATTTTATTATATGATATAGAGACAGCTCCTAATCTGGCCTACGTGTGGGGTAAATATGAACAAGATGTTATTGCTTATAAACAAGAATGGAACATGCTTTCATTTGCCTATAAATGGCTTGGTGAATCAGAAATAAAATGTGTTACTTTACAGGATTTTTCAGATAAAACCGATAAACATTTAGTAACAAAACTTCATAAACTTTTTAATGAAGCTGATGTAATTGTTGCACATAACGGTGATGAATTTGATCAAAAGAAAGCTAAGGCTCGATTTATTTATCATGGACTAAAGCCTACTAGAATTGTGCCCAGTATTGATACAAAGAAAGTCGCAAAAAAATATTTTAACTTCAATAGTAATAGTCTAAATGATCTTGGAGAACACCTTGGCCTAGGAACCAAAGTAAAACATTCTGGTTTTGATTTATGGCTTGGGTGTATGAACGGAGATCAGAAAAGTTGGAAGTTAATGGCGCGTTATAATAAGCAAGATGTTGTTCTTCTAGAAAAGATTTACAATAAATTTCTTCCTTGGATGTATACTCATCCTAATATGTCATTGATTCGAAAACAAATTAAAGGATGTCCTAAATGTGGTTCACAGAATACTAAAAAAGATGGAGTTAGAGCTAACTCACAAACATTACAACAACAACATCAATGTAAAGAGTGTGGAGGATATTTTCTTACTAGGTTATCAAAATGATTAGTAAAGAACATCAAATAGTAATAATAGCGTATTTAGAAGCAAAACTTGGTCTTGAAGAAGAATGGTATATTACACCACAAGATGTATTCTTTAATAGAACACCAAATGAAATTGTTATGGTAGGTGAGGGAGATCAAGTAATAATGTTTTTAGAAGTAAGACTAGGATTAAGACCAGGAATTGCTTTTTGACATTTCTAATAAATATGCTAGTTGTTTGTGCTCTTTATTTTGATGGGCCAATTATTAAAGGCAAAATTGTTGCGCAAAATAAAGAATTCTTATTTGTTAAAACAGGTGCGGGAGACATTTATATGGTAAGTCCAATGCTTTGTGGTATATTGAAATAAACTGAGGCGGTGTAGGGCTGTGGTTGACAAGCCTATGTCAAGTAATTCCGAAGTCTGCGAAGGGACGGTGAGCCATTAGGACACACAGTAGGATGTTTCGTCTGGCCCAGGAAGCGATTCGCTACGAAAAAGTAAGTACTGCGAACATTAGATCTATATTCGTAGCTACAGATCTTAAAAAAGCCAGATGCCGGGGTCGCGTCCGGCCCTCAGTTAATTAAATATATTGACAAATGTTGTAATTAATGTATAATAAAACAATAAGGAGATCAAATGAAACTATATGAATATGTTGTATTCTTCAATCCGAAAAATACTGATAAGAAAAAGCATGAAGAAGCTAAAATTCTAGTTGGTCCTAAAACAGTACTAACTAATGATGAAAAGACTGCTATGTTAATAGCTGGTAGAGAAATTCCTGAGAGTTTCTTAAATAGGCTAGATCAAGTAGAGGTAGCTGTACGTTCTTTTTAAGAGGGAGAAAAGTCGAGGAACAGCCTTCTTCTCCATCGTATCAATTTAGAAATGATTTGTTCCAACCAACATATACAATATCAACAAGTGCTACAGAATATTCACTACCAACAACTGTATATGCTTCCGCTAATAGTTTAAATCTTAACCAAAAGGAGCTAATCAATGTCAAATGAACAAGTAAAAAAAGATAATTTTAAATTTGTTGTAGGAGATAATTTTTTGAATCCTCTCATGGATTATCTTGTGAAAAGACCTTATTCTGAAGTATATCAACTTATGGATTACATCAGAAGTCTACAACCAGTTAACAAAACACCAGTAAAAGAGAATACTGCAGAATCTAATAATGGTTCTGCAGAAGAAAAAACTCCTGTGACTGTAACCGAAGAAGAAACACCTATTGTTAATGCGTAATTTCAATGTCTGGAGTAAAACATGACCAAGGTAAACCACGTTGCTCGCTTTTACCTTCCATTGCTTTATTAAAGATAGCTGAAATTCTTACATTTGGTGAAAAGAAATATAAAACTCATAACTGGAGAAAAGGCATGGCATGGAGTAGAATACTCGATGCTACTTATAGACATTTACTTAAATACAACAATAATATAGCAACTCGTAAAGATAAAGAAACCAGAATTAGCCATCTTGCTCATGCTGCTACTAATTTATTATTTCTTATTGAATATGAGGAGTATAATATAGGTGAAGATGATTTATGGAAAGGACATGGAAATCATGAATTACCGAGAAGAAGTCCTCAAAACGGTAAACGTAAAACTAAACCAACTTGAACTTCTTATTAATGCCACATTAGGTTTAGCCGGTGAAGCTGGTGAAGTTTCAGATGTTGTTAAAAAGTATATATTTCATAAACATGTTCTTAATAAAGATGAATTAATTAAAGAATTAGGAGATTGTTTATGGTATATAGAAGTAATTTCCCATATTTTAGAAATCTCTACAGAAGAGGTGAAAAAACGTAATATAGAAAAACTTCGTAAGCGTTATCCAAATGGATTTACCGAAGAGGCTTCTATAAATCGAAATGAGTAAAAAATATAATAGAGAAATTGATGAGAAGTATAGATTAGAAAATCTTGTTAGAGAACAAAAATCTATTATAAGACAATTAAATAAGAAACTTAGAAGAATTTCTAGAGGTTATAGAAGTTATTTAGATAAAGATATATTTGAAGAAGTAGAGTCAATAACTACTTCTAAAGAAATAGAAAAAGTTTGTTTTGAATGTGAAAAGGGAATTTTGGAATTAAAAATTCTCCTCAATAGAAGATGGCGTGAATGTAATATATGTTCCTATAGAACTAAAGTTAAAATCCAACAATCTGATGGATCATGGAAAAAAATGTAAAGAAATTTAAGTTACCTAAGTTAGAATCATGGCTTCGTACTAAATTACGTAGAATTTCAATTCAATGGCCTGCTAAAAATGAAGCTCTAAAACGTGCTCGTGCAGAACGAGGTAAATATCAATGTGCCGAATGTAATAAATTATTTCCTCATAAAAAAGTTCACGTGGATCATCTAAAATCTGTTATTAATATTAAAACCGGTTTTACTGATTGGAATGAATTTATTTCTAGATTATTTGTAGATATCGATGGCCTGCAAATTTTATGTTTAAGATGTCATGACAACAAAACTTTTCTAGAAGATGGAATGAGAATGTATTATAAAAACAAGAAGAAAAAGAGTAAACATGAAAGGCTTTCGCCAATACCTACAGTCCCTCTTAAAATCTGAAGATGAAGAAAAGGTAAAACTAGTTACTGTAATTCTGGAATTAGAAGATGCTATTCAAGATTCGTTGGATTGGATGCCAAATGAGGGAGAAAATCTAACTGTGAAAGAATTTCTTGCAGATAAATTAAAAGAATGTTATAATATATTAGAAATAGACAATGAATAAATATCGTAAAAAACCCATAATAATTGAAGCGACTCAATGGTTTAAGAATGGAGACCATCCAGAAGATGGAGATAACAGGTATAGGGGAGATGATGGAATGCTTCACCAGGGGGAGGGCAAAATAGTTAGATACTTTCGAAATCCAGGAATTGATGGCACTAATGTCTGTGCGAAATGTCACACAATTGTACATTTACATGGTTGGATTGATACTTTAGAAGGAGGACATACAGTTTGTCCTGGAGATTTTATCATTACTGGAATTAAGGGTGAATATTATCCTTGTAAGCCTGATATTTTTGTATCACTTTATGACAAAGTATAGGCATTTATTTGCAAATTATTATGAAGGAGAATAAAATGAAATTAGACTTATTATGGGTGAAAGATCCAAGTACTGATAAGGCATCAGTATCTTTAACTAATTTTGTTATTTCAGTAACATTTTTATTAATTGCCGGAATCTTACATATGACAGGTAAAGTGGAAAGCACAAGTCTTGCAGTAGAGTACTTTGGTATATCAGCAGCTTTATATTTTTCGCGTCGTTTGAACATTGCTGGGAAATCATTTTCTTCTGATGATTCTAAGGAAGAAAAGTAGATGAAACAATATAATCCTCATAAACATGGTGCTTATGATGTCAGGGTTGATGATTGTGAAATTTGTGGTTGGGGTCAATTATACCAGCGATGTAGAGGTAAAAATTGTAAAAACTTTGCGTGCGATGGCTATTGTATGTTAGACGGTCCACGTTGTTGTCAATGTTGGAAGCCAGAGGATAATAGAAAAGATATTACATGAAATTTAAAGCAGAAGATTTTACTGGTCCTTTTAAAGACGGATCAACTGGACTTTGTGGCTGGGTAAATGAAAGACATGCTTTTGGACATGCTTTTGAACCTCTATTTACGGCGGAAATGTGCGCACATAATGCTAATTTACTATTACAAAAATGGTTGGATTCTGCTCAAGAAGTCTATGGAAGAGAAGAAGGACCATTTTTTACATTCGAAGGGTTACCTGCTCCCTTTCATAAAGGAGTTGACAAACTTGTCACTCATAAAGCTAAACTAGTTTGTGTAGAAAAATTAAAGGGTTAAATGGAATATCTAGTTGGAATTATTATCGCATTACTAGGCGCTTTCTTTTATGTGAACACTAAGCGTAAAAGTTCTGAAGCTCTTTTAGAAAACAATGAAGTAAATAAAAAGCTAAATGAACAAGATAAAGAAATCGCAAAAGATAGTGGACTTCTTGAAGCTGAAGCTATTAAACGTAAACAACTTGAAGAAGAAATGAAGAAAAAGGGAACAAATGTTACTGCGGATGAATTAAATAGATTATTAAAAAATGACCAATAAAAATTTATGAGGATCTTATGGCAACGAAATAGTTCCTATAAAACAAGATGAACCTGCTAAATTTGATGGGTTTCTTATTGATCAAGACCATGCCAATCGAATTAAACAAATTGGTCAAGAACGTGATGGCTATAAACTCATTAATGAATCTTTAGGTAACAGTTTGAAATTACAAGAAAATATCATTAAATCACATGAAAATAAAGTAAATCTGTTAGTAGAACAAAATGACAAACTTGCCAAGTCACTTTATTCGGAACGTACTATGACAACATGGGAACGAGTAGGATGGTTCGTCTTAGGAATAACAGCAACTGGTATCGGAGCTTATGCCCTTAAAAATCTTGCCAAATAGCCTCACAGATCAACAGTTATTAAATGAGCTAGAGAAAGCCCCAGAAAAGCTACAAGAACTCTACATAAGCCAATTTAACGATGATGTGGTGGGTTTCTGTACCCATTTTGATATCCAATCAGGCACTTTTACTGTTCGACAGACCTTATTATATAAACTGTACAAACTTTGGTCATTTGAGCCTGTTTCTAGAGAAACATTTGGACGCAGAATAAATCAATATATTTTACCTCACCAGAAAGGTAGATATTGGTATTATTTGTTAGATATCAATGCTTTAAAGATATCAATAGAAGCATACAAAATACTACAAAAGCAGATAAGAGATAAAACTAAGTCTCCACATTATAAAAGACATTTTGAGAATTTCATTAAACATTATGATATAAAATCAGGTACTTATTGGATTGAATCATTTATGCTTTACTATTTATATGATAAATGGATATATAAAATACATAAACATAATCCAATGGGAGAATTTCAATTTTTTAATTTTTGTAAGATATATTTCGATTACAAAAGAAAAACTTCAAATAGAGTAATGTGGTTTAAAGTAAATAAAGCTATAAGCAATTACTTTACAAAGGAGGAATATGAAGAAATAAGAAAAGGTAGAGAAAAATATAATCATGATTATCAAAGAGAAAAAGTTAAGAAAGAAACAACAAAAAATAATAAAAAAGAAGATTAATAGAAGAAACCAAGAGAAATATTCGGCCTTGAAACCCAGATTTAATTTACGCACCAGATTTCATGAATTAGATTATGATTATGTAGATGAACTTTCTAAGAAAGATAAAGCATGGCTTAATACATTTACAGAAGCTTATATACATGCTAGTATTACAAAGAAGGGTAAGAAATTATTTAGGACAAAAGAATCTAGAAAAGAAATTTATGATAGGAATAATGCAAGAAATAGATGTATATTGTCTAGAGCAAAGGCTTGTGGCAAAGCTATTCCATTAGAAGAAATTGGATATGATATTATTGATAAAAATAATGAAGATGAAATGATTGAAAAGTTGGATAAGAAACTAGAAAAGATTAAAGAACTTAGCAAGTCCTCCAGCAACACTAAGAAATAGAGCTATGATACCAAAGAATTTTATAATTCCTTCTACCATTGCTGTATGTTTTTTCATTGGTTCGATTTCTGTTTCTATTTTTTCTGTTTGTTTCTGTAGTAAATCTGTGCGTTGAATGTGATATTTTATAGATTCTTCTTGCCTAACTAGAGTTTTATCAATATTGTCGATTTTATTATCAAGTTTATCGAACTTGTCTAATATTAAATTTTTAAACTCTTCCATTATCGTTCTTCTATTTTACGTGCTTCTATTTCTTCTTCACCACGTAGTTCAGGGAGATCTTCTGCTGAAATTAAAAGTCTTGCTTTAGGATTTTGCATTATAGTAAATAAAGCAGCATTTTTAGCTGCAGCATTCTTTTCACTTAATCCTTTCATTAAAGAAGCTCCTAGTTTTTGTGTTCCTGGCATTTTCATTAATACATTCGCAATTGTTCCCAAGGTATTTTCAGATGCTTGGTATAGTTTCTTAGCCATAGGAGCTAATTTTTTTTCTACAACACCTATAGTTTGCGCTGCTCCATAAGCTCTACCTAATGCAAATGGAGAAAATCCGGTAACTGTACGTTCTAATATTTCAGATGGACTAAGCGATCTCAGTCCAATTGTCCTAGGTTGATAACCAAGAATATGTCTTTGTATAGAAAATTTATCAGAAATATCTTCAATATCCTTTTTTAATGTTTCAGGATCTAATTTAAACTTTTTAAGAATTGTTTCAGGAGCATTTTCTTTAAAACCCAGTTCTTTTAATTTTCCAATAATTTCAGGATCTTTTTTGAATGCTTCTAGATTTTTTAAAAGATTTGCAAATGTAGCAGCTTCATCTCTTTTTTCTGCACCAGGACTACGTAATCTATCTAAAATACCTTCTATATTATCATATAGATTCTTTTCTGCTTTTCTTAAATCACCATACCAAACATCAACAAGCTCAGGATCTCTTCCTCGTGCTATAATTGTTTCACTGCCAGATCTACGTAGTTTATTAAATACTTTAGAAAGAACTCCTAATGGAGGTAAATCTTTTTCTAGATTGTCTTTTATTCCACGTTGAAACTTATTAGCTATATTAATTATTTGAGAACTTTTACCATCTTGAGCAATAGTTAAAACTATTTGTCTTAGATCAAATAATGCTCTTGGAGATAATTTGGCTGTAGGTAATTTATATAATTCTTGAATTAAATTAGTTGCATCTTGTCTGCCTCTAAGAATAGGATTATCTTGTATAGCTTTTCCTAATTCTTTAGCTGTGTTTATAACCTCATTACTTATATCAATTTTCACACCTTTCGCGGTTGAATTATCGAGTACGTCACCAATCATTTTTCCAAATGTGTCTTCTGCATCAGTAAAACGTTTAGTCATATTAGTGACAGTTTCTGTACGTTTAAGTCCCATTTCTCTTATTGCTTCAGGAGCTTCAGAAATAACTTCTCCACCTCTAGCCATTTGTTTAGCTGTTAAAAATTGTTTTAATTTAGGAGATTCTTCTATATAATTCTTTAACTTTTGTTTAATTCCTGGAGTAACTTTCATAGCAGTACCAGCTATTACTCCACCAAATACTCCACCAGTTGCAGCTCCACCTATAACATCAGCAGCAAATCTTTCTCTTTGTGCCTCTTCTGCACCTAATAATTCAGCTTTTGACACACCAGCAGCTTGAACGGCTCCTAATTGTGCACCTGTGAGAGCAGCTTTTCCTGCTTCTCTTAGTAATGCTCTTCGTCCTAATGCAGCTGCTCCTCTAGCGCCTGTTACAGTTAATCCTGCGCCAGCTGTTGTTAAGGCAGGAAGAACAGTACCTGCAATTTCTCCAGCCCCAAAAGCATAAGGACTTCTTTCTCTCGCTTCTTCTAAAGCTTTTTCTGCAGCTCTTTGTTTTTCTCTGTAAGTTTCTAACCAAGCTCTACCTTTTTCACCTCTTAAGAAACTTTCTATCTTTTCACCAGTCGCACCAGCTGCACCAGCAATTTCTCCTGCAAATCCTAAAGTGGCACCTTCTGCTAATCCTTTAGCTATATCTTCAGTAGTTTCTAAAGTAGAAGTACCTATTTCTTCTACAGGAACACCTAGTTTTTCTTTTAGAACTTCAGGAACTGTTATAGGTACAGGAGGAATTTGTTCTGCTGCACCAAATTGATCACGTCTTTTACGAAGGTCTTCGAGACGTCTTTTTTGTTCAGGAGTCAAAGGCATATTATTTAGTTTTTTCTAAAGCTTCAAGAGCTTCTAATTCTTTTTGTTCTTGTCTACTTAAAGGACCTGAAGTCAAAGCACCAACTTCAGTCCATCTTTCTTCCCAGTTATCTTTAAATCTACGTTTAGCTTGATTTTGAAAAGGTTGAGCAAGTAAATTGTATTCTGATTCTCCAACTTCAGTTAATTGTTTAATAGTATTTTTAATATCTCTTACTGTTTTATCATCTAATAAACGAGGATTAGAACTTACCTTTGATAATTTAAGCATAATTGTATCCCAGAATCCTATTGCTCTTTGTGCCAATGCTATTTCACCTTCTCTTACTACGGAACCAGGATCTAAGGCACGGATTAAATTATATAAATGTGTAATATCATTAACAGCAGTTGGTGATTTAGGATAAATTTTTTCTGCAAAATTTCTTGCTCCGCGAACCTTAGATAATTCAGTTGCTTGTTTAGATTTTGCTAAAAGTGCTGAAGTTTTCGCAATCCATTTATCATCATCTTTTTCTTTATCTAATTCAGCTTCCCTTTTATTTGCCGCTTGTTTTGCTAAAGCAGCTTCAACTTTTAATTCTTTTGTTGCACGCAATCTTTCTTTTTGTAATTCTTGTCTAGCTTTACGTTCTTCTTCAGCCTCAAAATGTCTTACAGCAAATGGCATTAATTTTTCTGCATCAGAGGCACTTATACTTTTATCGAATTGTACACCAAATTTATTTAAGAAAATTCTAAAATTTTTAGATGTTTGACTTGTTGGGTCAAATTTTTCCATTTGAATTCGTTCTTTTAAATTTTGTACAATTTGATCTGCTTCTTGAGCTTGTTTTTCAAATAACTCTTGTGCAACAGGTTTAGTTCCAGCTATAGCAGTACCAATTAATTCACTAGCTTGGCCTAATCTGGCAGTTAATCTAGCTAATGAACTAGCTTTTTGTGCTTCTCTTAATTGATCTAATATACTAGGTCCTTCTTCAATGGGAATTTCTTCTGAAGAAGGAGGTATTTCAGTAGGTAATTTTGGAGAAGGCGGAACAGCCGAAGGTTGTCTCGTAAGAGTAGATGCTGCTTTTTCATCCTCTTCAGTCTTTAATATATCCATCATTTCCTGAAACTTTTGGAAATCACTTTCTCTCTTAGGTTGAGTCATTCTTGGTAAACCTTCGACTATACCTCTTTCCATAATATCTCTAAGACCTTGACGACTAGGAATAATTTGTTCTTCTGGAGAATATTGTCTTTTTTCTAAAAATTTATCAAGAAAACTTCTTGGCATGTTTTATTCCAATTCAGGTTCTTGTGGATATGCGGTAGATAAATATTTCTTAAACCTTTGTTGTTTGCCTAACTCGCTAGCTAAAGCACCAGCTCCTGCGCCCACACCACCACCTATTCCAGACCACATTTGAGCAGTTTGACCAGCTTTTCCTCCGTAAAATTCAGCTTGTTTACCTCGTGTGCCAGCTCTTAATTGTGCTTTTCCTAATTGTAATCCATATACTTCAGCTTCTGCGGCTCTTTGTCTTTCTTTTTCAGCTCTTCGCGCCGCAATATTGGCTTCTTGGATTCTCTGAGCTTCTCTTAAATTAGCAAGTTGTGCTTCATTTAAACGTCCGACATTTCTTAGTTGTCTACCGATAGCTTGTTCAACATTAAAGCGTTCAATAGCTTCTTCAGCTCCTTTTCGTACACGTTCTCTTTCAAATTCTTCTCCAGCTATTCTACCAGCCATTGCACCACCACGTGTCATTGATTCTAAAGCACGTTCAGATGCAAGACCAGCTTCTCTTTCTAATGCTTGTGATTCTGCTTCTGTTCCTGCTTGTGCTGCTTGTAATTGTAAAGCTAATTCTTGTCCACCACCAGCTATACCTCTAGCTTGCATGGATTGGACAATTTGCTGTCTTTTAGCTTCTAAATCTTTTTGTGCTTCATTTCTTACTTGACGAATTTGAGCACGTTCCATTGGAGTAAGACCAACACGTCCTCTTTCTCTAAGGAGTTCTAATGATTCTCTCTGTGCTCGGCGTAATTCTGGATCTTCAGGAATTTGTGCTATTTTTGAAATTCCTAAATTGATTTCTTTTTCAACTTCAGGAGTATATAATCCTGCTTGTGTAATATTTTCAACTAATATTTCTCTAGCTAAATCAGGAGGAGCACCAATGGCTTCAATCTCAGCCAGGGCTTTTTTCATTGCTTCTTCAGCAAGTTCTCGATCACCAGCAGAAGCCATTGAACCAATCACACCACCAGCTATTGGAGCAATTACAGCCGCACCTAATGCTATACTAGTTAACGCTGCCATATTATAATACCTTTATAAAGTTAGTCATATTTGTATCAGTTTGTAAAAACCCATGTTTATTATAACGTTCAATAAGTTTTGGATGCTGTATTGAAGAAAATACTCTAGTATAACCCATTTCTTGTGCTGTAGATAATAAAACATTAATTAATTCATCTAAACAACCGGAACGTTTTTCTTTATCACTATTTGGATTTGCTATAATAAATTCAAGTAATGCAACTTTACTATCAGTTTGATATAAAAATCCGGCACAATATCCATCTATAATAAAACCTATTTTTGGTAACATATCATAGGCAGGAGGTGTCCAATTATGCATTTTCCACCATTCAATTAATTTAGGATAATCATCTTTTGTAAATAATGTAATCATTATATTGTTCTAATACCAGAATATTCTTCTTTAATTTTAGGTGTTAAATATGTTGGTTTCTCTTTCATTACAATTGGAGTAACATTTCGAATAATATCTTCTATTCTTTGTTGTTCAATTTCTTCCGGTCTATATGTTCCAAATTCTTCCGGTTTAAAACCGGTCAATTCTTGTCCAGACAATCTTGCAAGAGCTAACATTTGTGCATATTCCGGGGCTGTTGCTACAGAACTAAAAGTTGGAGCAGTTAAATATTTCTCAGCATATTTCTCAGGTGAAACACCAACTTCTTGAAATCTTTTTTTAAGATATTCTAAAGCATTTCTATAATTTGTTGCTGCTATGTCATATCTTTTTTCTAGCGGAGTTCTAATTTCTCCAATTCTTCTAGTTAATTCTTTTGCTTTTTCAGCTCCAAAAGTTTCAGCTTGTCTCCTTAATTCTGCCGCTTGACTTCTTGCAAGTTCTTCCTGTGGTCTTATTAATTCTCTTCCTAATCCTGTTGCTTTCCTCCTAAGTTCCCCAGTACCAGCACCTCCACCAAATAATAAAACATCTAATTCTTGTTTACCTCTTGCATATCTCGGACCACCGACTGCCCTTCTTAATAAACCAAATTTACCTAATCGACCAGCTTCAACTCCTAATTCTTCTAGTTCGCCAACTCTTCCTTTTATAGCTTCTAATCCAGGAAGTTCTTGCAATCCTCTATAAGTATATTCTGGCGCTTTTTCAAATTTTCCCGCTTCTTCTGCTGTTAAACCACTTTCAATCTGTTTTAACCTTTCCCCAAATGTTTTTCTTTTTGCTTCAAGTTCCGTTTGCTCGGGTTTTAATTTTTCTTGGAATTGTCTTTGAGATTCTTGAACTCCAGAACGTACTACAGCTGCTTCTCTAGCTATATCTCCTCCAACAGCTTCACCTAATCGACCACCAGCGCCAATATTAGCTTGTATAATTCGTTGTAAAGGTGTAAAAGCAGTAGCACGTCTTCGTGGTAAAGGGACAGTAGGAGTAACAATTTTTTGTGGTAGTCCATTAGGCATATAAATACTCTATTCTATTATAGTTGTTAATCTTATCCAAAAACAATAATCCTCAAAGTATATGAGTTATCTGTTTGTAACCCTGTAATATGATTAATTTTTATAGCACTTCCTGTTTTTGTAAAACTTATAAAAATGCCAGAAGAAGGAAAAGTTGATGCCAGTGTATTATTTGTAGCAGAAATAACCACTAAGCCTTCCACTGTAGAAACAGTTACGTTAAAACTTATATCTGAAATTGGAACTCCAGATGAATTAACTGTGATTGTAACATCTTTCACATCACATTGAATATTATCTCGAAGAGATATTTGCTTATTAAGTGAAGTGTATAATAACTCTATGCCAATATTTATACTGGAAGCTAAAGTATCAACTAATTGTTGAAATTCTTCTGAATAATCAGTTTTTAAAATTCTTCTAAAAGATGGGAGTTTCATATTTATTTATAAGCACGCGTGCTTAATCCAATTTCACCAGTAATCGTATGACCTAATACAGCATATTGTTCTCTAGCTATGCAATGTTCGAATTTAACAAATAAATATCGGCATCTTTGATAATTTCTAGGAATATAAGTTCTAAATGGTATTGAATTGCCTAGTCCACCAAAAAAACCACTTCCAAATGAAACATGACCAAATATTCCTTTTCCAGAACCATTAATAGTTACTGATTTAAAACTAGGAACCAGATCAGATGCGAAACTTAATATGGCTTTTGTAAATGTTACATCTTCAAATAATATAGTAGCTTCTCTCAAATGTTTATAGCCCAACGGATCACCCATTGTATTTGCTGTATAAACAAAATTTGTTGGTATGCATCGATACATAGTGAGGCTGCCTAATACAAATGGTAATTGAAGGTCTAAAGTGATCTTTTTTGTTGCTGTATTTATAGCTGTAATAACAGCTTCTTGAATACTAACAGTGTCATTTTCACTATAATTTGAAAAGGCAACTCCTGAATCTGCGTTTAATTTAGAAATAATTTTATTATAACATGCTTGTATATCCCTAAAATCTCCATTAACACTAGCATATGTTCCCAAAGTTCCAGGAATAGTGACTGTCACTGGAATGGAAAATGTTGCATCATCTATAACTGTTACTATATGTGTTCCATTAATAGATGGAGTTGAATTACTTCCTGTAATTGTTATTACTCTTCCAGTTAACAATTCATGTGATAATTTTATTGTATGGGTGCCAGCGCCTGTAGATGTAATATCCACAGCAGATCCACCTAAAGTTAATGACACCTGAAAAGTATTAGCTGTAGCATTGATAATAAAATATGTTGTAGCTGCAACAAGTCCACTTGGTAAAGTTCCAGTAGAAGTAAATGTAACCTTTTGTCCATTTGTATATCCGTGACCTACTATTGTGATAGTATCTGTTCCTGTATTTACATCTGCTGTACCAAAAGTATTACTTTTAATACTAATAACAGTTATTGCTACGGATGTATTACTAACTATTGTACCTGTTTTGTCCTCTATATGTCTTAAATAATCAGTATCACTAACTCCCGTATCAGCATCTAATTTTGCTGCTAATCCTAAAGAAGGACTAGAATCCGCCAACTTAAGCCGTAAATCAGATCCACCAATGGCTTGTAAGAGAGAAAAATAATTAGTATCAATTACTCCCCCAGCACCACCATCAGTATCTAATTTTTTTAATAAGGTATTAAATTCAAAAATTGTTAATCGTTGTTCTTGTACAACTGCATCACCAATTTCCACATCAGGAAGAGTAGCAAATTGTAAAACAGATCCACTTTCTAAATAATTGCCGCTAGTTAATGTTGTTGTTATTTCTCGATCAGTATGATCCGTTCTAGCAAAATCTTTTCTTTCCTGTTCAATGACATTTAAATCACCAGCACCTAAATATAATTTATCATCCTTTGGATTTACAACTCCACATGTTGGTGATTTTATTACTCTAGTCCATGAATTTGTAAGATTTCCATATCTATAACCTATTGTTGCAATTGTGTCACTTACTTTTTGTACTGTATAAACAGTATAAGAATTATCAGAATCATAACCAACACCCCACGTTGCTGTTTTAAAATTTGTAAACTGCGCAGTGGCTAATTTTAATATTTCAACATCTATAGAACGACTTATAATATTTGCTCCAGCTTCACTAACCGTCATAATACCTTGAGTGGTCCATAAATAAATATTATTATTCGCAACATCAACAGAATCTCCAGCAACTATTTTTGTGGAAGTATCAAATAATGCTAAAGAAAAAGGAGATGTTTCTCCCGATATTCGAAATAAGCCTTCTGATTTAAAAACAAATAAACTATCTCTTAATGGAAAAATTCTTACTATTGAATCTGTTTCAGAACCAACATCAAAAAAATTCAAAAGCGGAACAGCTTCTGGTTGTTGTAATTTTGAAAAGAATATTCTGTTTGGCTTTGCATCATTTGAAGAAAACTCTGTTGTATTAATATTCCTAAGAGAACCAGTAGTTCCAGCTATAGTTACATTAACAGGAATAGAAAATTTATTAGCAGGATCAGTTTGATCTAAAGTAACTGTATATATTCCATCTGCACTAGGTGTAGAATTACTTCCAGCTATAACAACTGTATCTCCATTTACTAAACCATGTGCTGCTGCTGTAATTACAGTTGGATTTGCTAATGATATAGCTGTAATAGTTTTATCTGGTGAAATATCCGGATTAAAAGAGGCGCCAGTAGTTGTATTATTTGCCATCATTACAAATGGAAATGGATTTAATGTTCTTGCTTCTAAACTAAATTTACCCGGAGTGTCTGTTGCTCCCGATAAATAAAATCCGAATGTTGCTTCTGAAGAATTTTTATTAATAATTCTTACTAAACTTCTTGCTGTTTCATCAATTGCTTCTGCTACTGAAGCATTTGTTGATAAAAGAATTTCTTTGGTAGAAGCTCTTTCGCCTTTTCCTTGTGTAATAGATAAAGAAGTATGACCGGATGTTTCTGCCGTGGCATCTGTAGTATATCCAACTTGAGTATTTGTAATAGTAAAAGTCGTTCCAGAACTTGATGTATCAAAATCTACATTTATTCTAGCTACTACATCTCTTGTTTTACTTTCTGTGATTGTAGTAGTATCTGCTGTTAAAAGATCAACACGAATTCCTGTAAATCCAGAAAATTCATCCGCTCCAGTTCCATCAAATGTTTTAAGCCATCTTCCTTGTATAGTCCCTGTTCCAGCTCCTGTAACAGCTGGTGAAACACTAATAGTGAATGTTGTTGATAGCGGTACTGTTAAAATGGTGTATGTCAGATTAGAAGAAGTATTATCTATACTAGGAGTAGATGTACTTGCAAAAATTTTTATTTTATCACCAACTGCTAAATTGTGATCATGATGTGTTGTTATTGTAATTGTTGATCCTGTTCCAATAGCAGAAAATCCTGTATTATAATAAACATAATATTTTCTTTTATCTTCAGCTGAAAAAAATTTGAAATGATCACCATTAAGAACAGAAGAAGCATTTGCAACAGTAAATGAAAATGATTCTTTAACTCCTCTTGTAAAATCATAAGTATTATGTATAGTTGCATTACTGGTCATTAATTTAGAAGTTCCTGATACTAAATTGGTAACTCCTAATAAAGCTAAAGATTTTCGATGTCGTGTTCTAGTATTAGCATAAAATGTAACATTTTTAAATTTGTTAATATCAATAGCAAAAGGAGGAGGTTCATTTGAATTTAAAATTCCTTCCCCACTAATTTCATTTGTATATAAATTAGCATTTCCTGCTCTAAAATCATCCGGAACAATATCAGTTACAATGATTTGTTTCGCAGCTAATTCTGCTGTTGTTGGAAAAGCTTCATATACTAGACGCATTTCATCACTAGGAACTAAATCATCTATAGAAGTTGTTCCTGTTGCTATTGATTGAGACGATCTATAAATCTGTAAAAAATAATTACTATTAATATCTGGAGGAATAGTAATTTCTAATGTAACAGTCGAAGTCTTTGTAAGATCTAATGAAGAAATAAAAGCTGAAGCTAAATATTTTGGAATAACTTTTATAGGTTCATTTTGTAGTCTATCAATAATTCCATTTAATTGTGTAGATATATCTCTTTGTAAAGTTCTTTGAAGACGACGCAATTGATCATTAGTTGGTGGAGAACTTATAGTAGGCAAATCTGTTACTAAAGATGCTCCTATAGTTCTATATTCACCACTTTCAATTATTCCTACAGCTGAAGATAATTCCGCTGCAATAGATACAGTTGTTGGATTTATAAAACTAATTGATGTTGGGTCTACTGCAGTTAAAGTTTGTGGTCCATTTATTTCTTCTCCAGCAGTTGATAAAATAAAGTTTATGAGAACAATTTTATTCCCAGTTAAAGCAAAATCCTGGGGATTGCCAGAAGAAAAATGAATAGTAACTTTGTTCCCCGCTGTTACTGTAATAGCATCTCCTATTGGACTTGTATCAACTACTAACGGTCCGTTGGCTGGCGTAGTTAAATCTGCATATACTATATCTTTATCTATTTTCATTGTTAAAGAAGTAGATGCAGTAGATGTTCCTGAAATAAATTTTAATTTATTAAATAAATCCGAAGCTGTTGCAGTTATAGCTAGTTTGTGAGTAGATACGTAATTTGCATCATCAATAAGAGAAAACCCATCAGTAGGAGCAGTCGTACCTTTCGCATGTGCTAAATCATCTAAAGCTCCAAGAATTCTCATATAATCTTGAAGCATTAATGTTAAAAGCGGATTGGCTATTTCTAATCTTTGACTTGGAGTTCCTAGAATAAGATTATTATTAACATCTGTTATTCCCCAAATATGTCTATAAGCCACAACACTATCTTGATCAAAAAAAGAAGATTGATCTCCTAGAGTAGTAGTTAATCGACCCGTCATATCTAGAGCCTTAACACCACCTGCACTTGTAATAAAGCCTGAGTTTGTTGTTAATTGAGAAGCAGCAGAAGCTGATATTTTTTTAATACCATCATCTGAAGTGAAATAAAAATTCCCATTAGATTGAACACTTTTAATACGTGTTCCTGTTGTTACTTCAGAAAATGTTCCACTAAAATCAGAAAAATTCCCATTACCATCATCAAATTGTAATTTATTTGAATAATGTCTTAAAATTCTATCGCGATAGACAAATAATTGTTTTGCTCTATCGGAAGAGGACGGAAAACTTGTACCGTAGACTTTAAATCCGCGTCTAGGCTCAATAACATTATCTCTATCAATAATAACATCATTGGCTTCAAGCAGGCTTCCTTCTGGTACATCTAGAGGATTGGCAGAAAGATTCAATCCTAAAGCTTTTATAAGAACAGAAGATGGCATTAATTAGAGTCTCCTTCTAAATCCCATTCTTACATATTTCAATAATGAATGTCTTCCAGTAACTTTTATAGGACTTCCTTCCACTCTACTATCTAATAATTGGCCCTGTGCTTGATTTAATTCTTGTAATTTTGCAGAAATAGTTTGTAATCCTGATTGATCACCCAAAGCGGCTAAGATTCTCCATGCTGTTCTTTCGGCTAAGCCATTATGTAAATCTGGAGGTAAATAAGGAATTATTGATTCATGTTCTAAACAAATATAATCACCAACAATCAATTCGGTTGGAATATCTGCCTCAGTAAAAGTAATTGTTGTACTTGATATACCTGTTGAAGGTATAGTTTTTGATAAACCAAGAGTACGATGACCTGGCTTGGTTTGGAGAAAATCTATAATAGAACCATTTACGATATTAGAAGGAATACTAGAAAAATTAATTTTTAAAGAAGAAATAGTTAAATTAGTTGAATCACTACTGGAAATACTCAAATTGCGATTTGAAAATACTAAAGTAACCACTGCCGCTGAAGAACTTGCAGATGAAATTATTCCACTTGCATTTATTGTTGTTGCTAAATTAGAAGCAGTTGCAGTGGGAGTTCCGCCAATTAGAAATTGATTTCCTGTTGGACCAACACTTACCGCAGTAAATACAGTACTATTAATGATGACAGTACTTCCAGCGGTTACTGTTCCTACTGTTATTGTTTTGCCAAATGATGCTATAATAGCAGCCCTATCATTTTTGACAAGGAGATTTGGGCGTAAGAAAAAACTAAATACTAAACTACCAGTTGGAGTGGAAGTTAGAGACGGAGTAAGAACAACTTCATTTCCTTCTACAAAATATTTATGAATAGATTGATTAGAACCAATATTTCTTTGATAAAAAGCTTTATCATCAGCACTTACTTTTGTCATGTCAGAAAGATTACCTTCTTGATCTGACCAAAATAAATCTCTCAAACGCATACCAATAGCTCGATCGGGAATTGGATATCGTGTTTTATTAATTTCTAAGGTTACTGAAGATGAGGTAACAAAGTATTCTTCATGATACTGTAGAACAGAAGGAACTTGCGTGCTGAATAATTCTTCATTTGCTAAAGCAAGAATTTCTTCATCAGTAAATGTACTTTGACTGACCGGAAAAGATATTCTACGTTTAACTGATTCTAATAGATCATTGGAAGTGAGCCAGGGCGTTGAAGCCATATTCTACTCTATTTTCTTTAAGATTCTATTAAAATCTTAATATTCAGATTCTTTTGACTCTGAGTTTTCTTCGTTTTTTTCTCTTCCAGCTAAAATATTTTTTATATATTCAATTGTTTCTTTTAGATCATCAGAAGACATTTTTTGATAACCTTCCCATTCTACTTCTCTGGAGCCTTCCTCTTCGCCTTCAGCCATTGGTTCTGCCATAGCTTCAGGTGATTCCACTATTTCTTCTGCTTTCTCTAATCCAGCTTTTAGACCTTCAGAACTAGGAGAAGCAACAGTAACTTTTTTAAGGCCCTTTATTCCTCTTCCTAATTCATCTGAAGCATCTTTTTTAAGATGCTTAAGAACACTCATTTTGGCTTCTTTTTCAAGATCAGACATCTCAGAGGATGCGCCCTTCTTTTTAGCCATCATTCTAGCCATTTTCTCCAACATGTCTTTCATGTTATATTTCTCCTTTAAAATTTATACTATACCTTCAGAAGATTTAATTGTAGTCGCCACATTTTGTAATGCGGTTTTTAAAGCAGCCGTATCTCCTGCAGAAAATGTGTGACTATAAGATTTTTCTTTACATAAATCAGTATCAGTACTTTCTTTAGATACTGCACTTATAGACTGTGAAAAAGTAAGCCCACCATCATCGCTATATAATGCCACAATCATACGACCTAAATTTTTTGCCATTGCTTATCTCCTTTGTTATAATAAAAATATTTAATGCGCGTCATATTATCAATCACAAATCATATTATATCGAAGTAATTGCTTCCCAAGCAGTTCCACTATAAACATTTAATTTACTCGTTGTCGTGTTAAAAATAAGAAGTCCCGCAGCAGGCGTTCCAATTGCATCGCGCTGAGCGATAGTCATTCTTGGTGGTAAAAATCCTTGTGTAGTTGAATCTGCTTGAATGATAGCGCTGGCATTATTTGCTGCTCCAACAGCAACTCCTAATGAACTTTTAATATAAACATTATTTGGTCTACTATTTGTTGGCTTTCCAATATTTCCAGTTTCATCGATCCAATGTAAATCTTTAGCTCCAAAAATTCTAAGATCAGACTGTTCAATATCAATAGTTCCACCAGAAGATGCATTTATAGTAAATCTTCTAGTGCCACTTGTATGAAACTTCCAGTTATGTGTATTCTTCTCCACTTGTAGAAAATCACTAAATGTACCTGGTGCACTAAATTCTATCTCACCTACACTGTTGCCATTAATTGCAAGTGTATTTCTAAAAAGTGTATTATTTCCTATAACTAATACTTTTACATTTGAAAGATCTTGATTTCCCCAGTTTATGGCAGCAGTAGGACTATTTCCACCATCTGTCCTTAATCGAAGAGCAATTTGAGCATCTTGAGCTGAATTTTGAAAATCTACATAAGTTTTATCTGCTTTTAATGAAATAGTAGCATCTTGACTTGCGTTTTGTGAATCAACATAAGTTTTATCTGCTTTTAATGCATCTTGAGAATCTACATAGGTTTTATATGCTTTTAAAGCTATTTCTGCATCTTGTAAAGAATTTTGTGAATCTACATAAGTTTTATCGGCTTTTAGAGCTATTGTTGAATCTTGTGCTGAATTTTGTGAATCTACGTAAGTTTTATCGGCTTTTGATGCAATAGTAATATCTTGACTGGCATTTTGTGAATCTACGTAAGTTTTATCAGCTTTTAAATCTAATTGTGATTTATTAACAGCATCACCAGCAACAAGACCATTACCCAAATTAAGTAAACGAAATCCTGCCCATGAAATATCAGTTATTGGAGGATTTGTATTATTTTTGCGAATAGCATTTGGATCTGCTGCCATAGAAACACTAGCAATGGCAGTATCTAATTGTCCCTTATTAACAGCATCTGAAGCGAGAGTAGCATTTGCTAAATCTATTAATTTAAAATTATTCCAACTAATATTAGTACTAGGAGGTTGAGAATTATCTCTATGAATAGCTACAATATCAGAAGCGCCTTGAAGAATATTATCCCATGTATTGGATTCAGATCTAAATGCAAAAATTTTATCTCTATGAATTGTTCCTTCACGAATGTATAAAATTTCCCCATCTGATGGATCACCGTGAGCTTCTTGTTTAACAGCATCATATCCATCTCGTTCTAATACCCAATTAACACTAACTCCGATATTATTAGGTTTATATATTCTATTATTCTTTAGAGGATCTGATAGACTTGTAAAAAGAATTCTGTCAAGATTTTGTACAACTACACTATCAACAACAACTGAACTTGCCCCAGAAGGAAGAACTGTTGATGCTGAATCCATCATTCTAGCTGGATTACGCCATGCTAATTGCGACATTAATTATCTCCTTAATTATATAAAAAATTCAATCTATACATAGTTGTTAAATTGTATATTATAGAATATTTTTGAACTTTTGTGTTGATTTCCCAAAGAATTCTAATAAGTTACTAAAATACCCTTTTTATGCAGGTTCAACTAACATCCAGGTAATAATACCATCATCTGTGGCAGCAGAAGAAGTAATAGTAAAAGATACTCCAGCACTAAGTGTATATGATAAATGCCCTGCTAATGTTCCTAAAGTTCTTCGTGATAAGAAAATTCTAGTAGTCGCAGTCACAGAAGTATTAGCTACTGTTACTGTTCCTGCTACTAGAGTTGCTTCTCCCATTCGAGCATTAACACCTTCTTTAATTCTAAGCCCTTTGCCCGCAACTTCAGTTCTAAGATCTCCGCTTGCTTTAACATCATTTCCAGTTGAAAGATTTGTTTTTACGAAAACATTATTTGGACGATTTGTAGCAGTATTACCAATATCACCATCTTCACCGGGCCATTTTAAATTAAATGCTTCTCGTATTCTTAAATCTCCGTTTCGAATATCAACAGCATTTGCTCCAGAATCTAATGCTAATCTTTTTGTACCATTTACGTACATACTGATAACATGAGAACCGCTATCACCTTCAAGAAAATCTGTATCTAATGCAGATCCAAAATCTAATTTTGCAGTAGCAGATGCATGTATTTGAATACGTGATGCAGAAGTTCCATCACCAACTCTGAGCTTAGTTTTAATATAAGCATTGGCAGGACGAAGGAAAGTAGATCCTCCATCAGCACTACCAAGGTCAAAACTACCATCAGTACCAGCAAGAAAATGACCAGCAGAATTGATTTTCCAACGAAGATTTGCTCCATCAGTATTAAAGAAAAGTCCATTTGCGGTTGCTGCCTGAAGAGTTACAGCACCTGATCCAGATAGTGTATCAGTAGTAAGAGTTGTCGAACTACCAACTATAACTGATGTACCAAAATATCCTGTACGCGGTCTTGTTGCACCAGATGCTCCAATATCTTTTACATTATCTGTTGAAAATAATAAATGACTACTATCAATAAATACATCACCATCTGAAGCATTAGATGTACCTCTAAGAATTAAATCATCACCAGCTCCCGATCCGCCGCGTAAATTTTGACCTCCGGAACGACCTGCTAAAAACGCATATTGAGTATGTACATCTCCTGTAGAAAGATTGGCAAGAGTATTATGATCAACATTTGGTTCATCTACTCCAATACCAGCAGCTGTTCTTACAATACCAGTGTCAACTTTTACTTGAAGTGAACCTGTACTGAATTCCAATCCAGGAGTGGCTGAAAGAGAAACAGCAACACTATCAGCAAGAACCGAGATACCATCACCAGCTCCAACATCAAGAGTATTGCCTGTTTTAGTTAAACCAGCACCAGCAGTAATTTGACCAGCGCCTGAGAATTGTACAAATGAAAGTCCAGTTGTATCTACTGTAATTGGATCATTTGTAGTTAATACCCAACCACTATCAGAATTTACTGTACCTCTTTCAACAAAAGTGAACATTCCTGCTGTAACTTCGGCATTTTGATCAACATCAGTAGAACGAGTTAATACATAAGGTGCAATTCCAGAACCTGTAGCAGTAACATCATAAATACCATTATTAGCACTAGATACTTCATCTTTTACTAAAATTCTATCATTGACAACAACAGCAATACTATCTACCGATAATGCACCATTAGCATTGGCCGTTAAAGTTTTACCTACACCTGAACCAGCTGCGGTATTTGCAGAAAGAGCAGCAGCAGTTGCCATATCTACTGACTTTTTAATATCTAATCCACTTGCAGTAGCATCTACATATGCTTTAGTAGCCGCATCTTGAGCACTTACTGGATCAGCAAGACCAGTAATGCTTCCAGAACCCATAGTAATAGTTGATCCTGTAATAGTAATTGTACTACCAACTACAACAGAAGTTTTTACATAAACATTATTAGGACGATTTGCAGCAACATCCCCAATATCTCCATTTTCACTAGGCCAGTGTAAATCAAATCCCTCAACTATTCGTAAGGGAGAATTTCTAATATCAACAGAACCATTTCCATTATCTAATGCTAATCGTCTGGTGCCATTAATATAAATATTCATATTATGAGCACCATGATCAACTTCAATAAAATCAGTATCTACTGCACTTCCAAATTCTACTTTACCAGTAACCGCCCCATGAACTCGAATACGTGAACCTGAAGTTCCATCTCCAACTTTTAAAAGTGTTTTAATAAAGGCATTAAGAGGACGTAATAAAGTTGTACCCCCATCTGAACTACCAATATCAAAGCTACCATCCGTCCCTGCTAAAAAATGGCCAGAAGAATCGATTTTCCAACGAAGATTTGCTCCAGCTGTGTTAAATCGAAGCTCACTAGCTGCAGCTGACTGAAATATAAGATGCCCAGAACTAGATAATGTATCTGTAGTAAGAGTAGTAGAGCTACCAACTATAACTGAAGTACCAAAGTAACCTGTTTTAAATCTATTTGTTGCTGTAATACCAAGATCATATGTATTATCAGCAAAAGGAACTATATGACCAGAAGCATTTATACGAAAACGTTCAACACCTCCAGTAGTAAATCCAAGTGCATCTGTTGTGGCTCTAAATATTCCTGTATTAGAGTCAATAAAAAAAGTAAGTGAGGGGGCTGCTGCTGTACCAACACTGGCTCTAAGTACACCAGTCATAAAGTTGGTGCCATCTGTTCTTAAATATGTAGAATCACCTGAACTGGTATTTAAAAGTTTAAGCCAATTTGTGGTTGCCCCACTGTCTTGTTTAATATAAGCTTCACCAGAAACTGTGGCATCTAGTAACAATAATGAACTTATAGGTGCATCAGTTGGTGTTACAGTAGGATCTACTGTTTCAGGAAGTATATACGCTTTATCTGATAAATTAAGTCTTTGTTTTAACGATTTGGCAAAATTTCCAGCCCATAAAAACGGTCCAGCCATTGTTTACTCCAATTAAGTATTCATTCTAAAATGAATAGTGTATAGTAATATACAGTTAATTAAACTCCATAATAGTTTATACTTGACTCGCCTACAGTTGCATTTGCAGAAACTGCTCTAATACTTATTCGTATTCCAGAGGCAATGAAGACCGGAACTCTTCCATTTCCTCCTGGAAATACCAAAATTTTTCTAACTTCGGAAGCAGCTGCGCCAGTTCCTAATTCTAATGTTTGACCTGAACTATCAAATATTTCAATTTCATGAATATCAGCAGATGTAGATGCTACTAATTGAGTCCAAGCAGCAGTAGTAACATTAACAGATGAATAATCGTTTCTTGTTGTAGTAACAACACTTCTGCCACTTTGAGTCACAGAAATATTCGATTGATCTGAAGCAATTACAACGGGTACAGATGTAGACATTGGTTTTTGTCCCAATGAATTTAATTTTCCATCTATTGATGATAAAGAAGTATTGCCTGTAGTTTGTAATACTGATGTAGATGCACCAGTTGGTAAAGGTTGAGAGTTTTGAGTAACAACTACTGCATTATCAATTCCATCCGATTTAACTTTTGCTCTAGTATCAGAACCTCCATCCTTGATTTCAACGGCACCAATTTCAACATCACTAGTTAAAGCAACATTAAGAGAATTACTAGCTTCATCAAAAGCCCTTTGTAATATTTGATTCTGATCTAAATTTGTGCCACTAGGCATAATACACCTCTATATAAATAATTTCACCAATAAGCTAATAAGTAAAACGCTTTCACATAATACAGTTGTTATTAACCATGTGGAAATAGGATTGTAAATTCGATCTGTTCTTTCTATTGAAATAGGTAAATCTTTGTAAATGATTTTTTCTACTATTTTTTCTACTTCTTTTATTTCAATTTCTTTAATAATTTTAGGTACTTCTATAACTGTTATTTTTTCTTGTATAATTATGACAGGTTTTTCTATTTCTTTTATTTCTAACTCTTTAATAATAACGGATTTTTCTATTTCTTTGATTTCAACTTTAGGAAATAAATCAAATAGATTAGGCTGTTTTTCTCCTACACTATTTAATAAAGAACTAGAATTATTGTTTACAATAACAACACGTTGTGCATCAACAGATTCATCAAATACACGTTTGTGGATTTGATCAGTATCTAATAATGTTAAGTGTTGATTTTTATTCACTTTTCATTGCTTTTTTAATACGATTAAAGCGAGGTTTAGGAATATCTGCTCCAGATTTACGTGCTCGTGATAAAGCTGCAGCTACGGCTTGCTTTTGTGGATATCCTTCTTCCATCATTTTGCGAATATTGGAACTGATTGTTTCTTTTGAAGTTCCCTTTTTAAGCGGCATTTATTTTTTCCTCTTTATATTAATTTCCAATTCTTTCAATTGAAACATAATTATATATAACCGATGTCTCAATAGTAACATCTACTCCACTTACATCTAAACGAATATCTATATAATCTCCAGCAACTAAATTAATTAAATCGGTTCCATTAACTCCTGGATCTAAATCTGCACTCGGACTAGCAAACGCAACATAATGATTAAGAATACTTACTACAAATCCGTTTTTATAAAGCTTAAGTTCTGCAATATCTCCAGTATCCCAGTTAGCCGGAGCAAGTAATCTTAATGTGGAAGAAACTCTATACTTTCCAGAAATAGGAGCTGTGAATTTCCATGCCGCACCCGTAGTAACAGAACCATGTGAATCAAATGATTTGTCATCAAAATCAATGATTACATCACCAGCAGCAGCTGTTATGGATTGACCAGAATTTGTTTCATATCTTGCAGATACAGTTTCAGAAGGAACAATAAATGAATTACCAGATACTTTTTCAAATCCAAATATACTATCACTTGAACTAACTGATGCTCCAGAGTTTCCATATAATTCTACATAATCACTAGCATTTAATTGGTATACACGATCAAAAGAGCCAATTGTAATATTTGAGGAATTCAAAGTTGATGCAAATAAGACTATATCAACTACTCCGTTTTTCTTAAAATATCCTTGAACATTAGTAGTTCCTATTGGATATTTTATAGTTCCAAATACTCTATAAAATCCAGAAATTGGTGCAACAAGTCTCTCATTTGTATCATCAAATACTAAATGAGTATCTACTACTTTATCACTTGAAGTAAACGTAATTTTAGTTTCACCATTAACTGTTTGTGAAGAAGTTTTTTGATATTCAGCAACAATAACTCTATTATCTTGATCTGCTGATAATTGTACGGGAGTAGACCAACCTAATATTGGAACACATGCACGAAATGCATATACAATATTAGAATTAGATAAAGCAAAACTAACAGAAGAAACATTACTTAACAAAGGAGAATCATCACTTACTAATTTTAGTCTTGTTGAATCAAAAGGAATTACATGGGCAAGTCTACTTGTCGTTAATTGTCCATCACTAGTATCAGAAACATTACCAAATCCGACTTCTGATTCTGCTGAAGTACCAGATAGATGAATTTTTGATGTATCAATAGAATATCCAGATGGTAAAGGAAATAAATAAGTACCAGTGCCAGCAGTTCCTGCTGTAGATTGTTCAAATTCAAAAGAAATTTCCATTGAGTCGCCAACTCTACGCCATCTAGCATTATTTCTAATAATAGTTCCTGTTGTCGGATTTGCACTAACAGCTTGGATAGCTAAAGTATAACTTATCCAATCAGTTACAGGTACACCTTCAATTATTTCTTGAGGACCAACACTAACATTATCAAATTTTAACGTCCATGGATCAACTTCTGTTCTAGCACTATGAAATATTAATCTATATGATTGACTATTAGCATTAGTTTGAAAAGTAGAAGCAAATTTACCTTGAAAATCAGCACCAGTTAATAATTTAAACGGAGTGGGTTCAATTGTGATTCCATTAATAACATCATAAATATATGCGATTACCGAAGAATCTTGTGTATCACTACCAGCCACCCAACCACTTCCACTTGGTTCATAATCAAATTCTATTGCCAATACTTTAGATTTATCAGCGCGATCAATAGTAAAAGGAAAACTAATTCCTTGGCCTTGAGCATTACCCACGGGCTTACTCATTAAGAAAGATTGAGTTCCTCTTAATGGACTTGAAGAAGTTGCTGTTATAGAAATTGTACCAGGTGTGCTAGGATCACCATCGGTTGGTCTAGAACTTACTGGATCTCCATAATCATCCCAACCACCAGTAATTCCACTTTCTGCATCAGCATTAGCACTTATATAATTAATTCCACCTATACCTGCATTAACTTGTGTTTCGGCTCCTGAGTCATTTTTAAAATATAATTTACCATCAGATTTAAAATAGAGTCGTCCAAATCCACTATCCGGAGTTGCTGGAGTTGCTGGAATAACAACTTCAGCCGTTTGAATAAAATCAGTAAATGTTTTATTTGAAAGAGATTGAGTATCAGTTTCTCCAACAACGGCTCCGGTTGGAACACTTTTTGTTTGAATAGGAACTCCAGCTCCATCTCTAGTAAAAAATTTATTAGGAAATCCAGCGTCTGTTTTTATTGATGTTAGAGCTAAATCTTGAACAGTATTATTATCACCGTCTATTGTTTTATTTGTAAGTATTTGAGTATCAGTAGTTCCTACTACATCTCCAGTAGGAACTGCTTTATTGACGACAACAATACCTGATCCGTCTCTTTGAATAAATTTATTAGCATTAGGTGCATCAGTTTTTAAAGTTGTTAGAGCTAAATCTTGAACAGTATTATTATCACCGTCTATTGTTTTATTAGTTAAAATAGCCGATTGAGCTTCTGTTACTAGACTTTGGATACTACCATCTGCACGTATTTTAAGTTTCTTATCTGTTGATATAAATTCTAAATCTCCGTCTGTATCACCAGTAGCAGAAGATTTAGGAACTAATTGAAGACCTTCAAAAATTCTTTTAAAAAAAGAAGCCATTTAAACCTGTTGTAAAGCCGTTGCGGCAAATGTTATTTTGCCTGTATGTCCTGTTCCAGCTAATGTTGTTGTAGTAAATTTAACTTGACCATTGCTATCTATTGTAAAGGTTATTTTACCATCCCCAACTGCTTCCCTGTCAAATTCCCAAGATGTTCCATTAAAAATGGTTTTAATTAATCCTGCCTCAAAAGCTGAAGTTGAATTAGTAGTTCTTGCTACTGTATATCGTATAAAAGCTCCGCGTACTAAACTATTAGGAAATTGAAGATTTGATATTGTTACATTAGTACCGGGATTAAAGCTATCTATTGTAAATGATTGGGGAGCTATATCATTAGGACCAGCGGCAGTTGTTAAAGCAGTTTCAACAGCTTGAGCAAACTCAACTATTGCAGCAGCCCAATTTGGAGATTCTCCAGATGTTGGAAACTCCAAGGAAGTCCCCTGTATGGTAATGGTTACAGACATTCGATTTTACATCCCTTTTTCCAATTATCTTTATCCCATAAGGGTTGTAAATTGGTATAATGACAGAGTTTGTAAATTTCTTCATCTGTTTTTGCTGAAGATAAAGGAATTATATGGTCAATATGCCATTTTCCTATATTATCCCAAGACATACCATTATGAAATTTTTGTTCTAAGTATTGTTTTAAAAATTGGGGTGTACAATATGTATATTCATCAAATTTATATATTTTTTTATTGTGCAAAAAACAACGTATTCTATTACGTAATTTTTTCTTCAAATTAAATAATATATCTTCATGATATTTTTTATTTTCGTAATATCGAATTTTAGATCTGTATTTTTTTCGATATTCCTTTTTTCTAAGTCGAATTATATCATGATGACGATAATAAAAAGATCTACTAATAAGTTTTCTCTTTGTCCTATTATTCTCAGTCCATTTTTTATTATTTAATTTAATTTTCTCTATATAGAAAGGATTATGCTTATTTTTCAAGTACCATAAGTGTTTTTGTAATTTAATCTTCGTTAGATTTTTAAAGGTATACTGTTTTGTGCTTTTTTTACAACACTCCCGACAATAACCGCTTAATCCATCTGCCTTGGACTTATCTATATAGTAATAAGACGCATTTAAGGCGTATTTGCATTTAGAACACGTTTTTATATAAGTAAAGTCTTGAATAGAAACAGACATAGGTATACCTGTTAATAGTTGTTAAATGTCTGATATTAAGAAAATAAGGAAAAAAAGATAAAAAAATAGAGGAGCCAGAAACCTAACTCCTCTATTTAATTAGCAATTATGCTGAATTTACGATATCTTTAATTAACGTATTTTTTCCAGGTGCCATGCAGAATAGAGCTTGATCGCTATAAAGTCTCAATTCATATGCAGCGGAATTCTCCACATCTCGGAAGAATTCTTCACCTTGGCCAGGACGCTTAAAGGTCATATCAGATGAACCGACACGATACCAGTCTTCTAGTGATAGAAGATATGCATACCCTTCTTTTACGTAAATACTTGGGATGATTTCAATAGGTCCATTTTGTGAATGGAAAAGAAGTGATTCAGACCCAGTTTCTGCTACAGACGATTTATAACTAGAATCATATTGTCGAAGAGCAGCTTGATCTGATAACATATTAGCCCATGCTCTAGGATTACAGAAAGCAAGAACTCTGCCATCTAAACCCTTTTCAACGGCTCTTGAAGAAGCTAGATTAAGTTTAGTAAAACTCAGTGCAGCTGAACTCGCAGAGAACTCATTGCCTTTGAATAGGTTATATGTAGCAGTATCAATATTAAATAGCGTACCAGTTGAAGTGAGGATTTTATGAACTCCAGGGAATTCATTTCCAAACGCACCAGAATGCCAAATAACATCAGTTGCTATTGTTCCAGGAACTGCCGTTTGTAATTTGACAACTCGTGTATCCATATTAACAGACTTAACTACCGAAGTACCACGAGAAGTAGTACCAGCAGTATCACGAATTTCAACAGGCATTCCTTCGGCTCCTGCCCAAATTCCAGGTCCCCATTCCGCAGTAGTAATGGTAAGATCTGCACCAGAAACAGAAGCAACTACGCCATAACCCATTTGACCATAGAACATCTCAATCTCAAGCTTTTTAGCCATTGATCGGAGCATATTAGCTACTAAAAATTTAGTAGCATCCATAAAGGCTTTTGAACCACCAAGAGCAGCTCGACTGGCTGATGTATAGCCTAGAAGGGATCTCATAACCACTGGATTACCTTTTACTTGTGCATCCTTAATGACACCAGCTACTGGCGGATTAAGATTAAATGCGTCTTCATCTGAAGAAGCAAAAGTAACACCATGTTCCATACCAAGAATAACAGGCTGATGATAAAGATTACCAGGCTGTCTTTCTTTAGACATAAATTTAATTCTATTTAATAGTTTAACTCCATCGGGAATCAATTCAGCAAGCTTTTCAGCATAAGCTTCCTTGAAAAACCCATTAAGAGTTTGTATTGAATTTGCAGTACTCATATTTATCTCCTATTAACTCTGCTCATCCACTACATAGTGAACTTCAAGAGCTGCTCGATAATCGCCAGCAGAAAGATCTACTGCACTATCAATATCAAGAACAATCTTGTCACTATTAGCAGAAAGCCCTGTAGTATTAGCTAATGTACAGCCAATAACTTCAGGTGAATCTTGTCGCACTGCTTTTGCAGACACAATTCGTTTAACTTTTTCACCAACTTTGATTAAAGCAGAATACTTGCCAGCCGCATTACTTGGGGCGACAGTCGTTGGAGATGCTTCACCTGAATCAAGCGCACCAGTTGAAGATGAAATATCATTAACTCCTTCTGTTTTTAGAAAGAGAACTGAAGGATCATCTGGTCTATGTAGGACGTTTGCAGGAGTTGCATTGCCATCAATAAAGAAATGACAATAAAGGGATTGTACTTTAAGTTGTACGCCCTTTGGTTGTTCATTTTTTGCTTCGTAAGGCATTGTGAATATCCTTTTAAATAATGTTATGTAAAAGCACTATGCTTCTACTTTGTGTTTGCATTATTTATTTCTATTACGATATCCACGCCCTTTAGGAGGTAACGCAGAGTCTATTGGTAGAACGTTAAATGCTAAAACTTTTCTATAAATAGTTGTTAATTTTACAGTATTTCATTTTCAACTATTTGTAAACTATTGAAATTTATAATAAATTACACTCCGAAAAAATCTTTAAATGTCTGTTTTGATTTACCATCAACTTTTTGCTCTGTCTTTTTTCCAGTATCCACCAAAGCTTTATTTACTGGAGTTGGTGGAGTACCTTTTTCTTTAGCCTTTGCTACATTCTTTTTTCTCATTCTTGTAAGAATATCTTTCCCGATAATTTGTTCAATAACTTCATCTGGCATAAGACCAAACATTTCTTTTAAATCTTTATGCATTTCTTCTTTAACTAGAGGAATGATATCTTGCGGTTCAACATTTAATCCTTGTTGTAAGCCAAGAAGCATATAATCAGCAATCTTTTTTACAGTATAAGGAGTTTTAGGAAGATCTGATTTAGAAAGAGCATCACTAATCAGAACATCGTAACGTTCATATTCTTGATCTTGTAAACGAGCAAATTCTCTTTTCTCATATTCTGATTTCTCACGTTCTCGTTCTTCTTTTTCAGCCTTTAATTCTGCTTGTAATTTTTCTTTTTCTAATTGTTCCGGACTTTTTTGACTATCAACAATATCCTTTTCAATTACTTTTGCTGCTAGTTTTTTTAAGTCAATTCCTAGAGAAGGATCTGATAATATAGATTCAGGATCAGCTTTAAGTTGTTTTATAAAATCAGAAACTTCTTTTTCTAAATCTTTATATTGCTGCGCTCTTGTTTGACCCATCTTCGAAAGTTGTAAATGACGAGTTAGGTAATCTACAACTTGTGGGTCATCTGGAATATCAAAAGGAAGTTCTTCTTCATATTCTTTTTGATCAATTTTTAATTTTAATTTATTGAGAAATTTAATTTCTTCAACATCTTCTTTAGTAAGATCTTCTGGATCTTTACTAGTAAGTTCTTCTAACTTTTCATCTACAGCTTCAGCTGAAGAAGTTTCTGCAGATGTATCTATAGAAGCATCTACTGCTTCAGTAGTTTCAACTGTTTCAGTTGGAGAGGTTGAAGTTGGTTGTGATTGAGATGAGACGGGATTCGTTGACATATTTACTCCTTTAAATTAGTCCTTTCGGATATAATTAAAGCGATCCGTCACAATGATAGGATCGTTTGAATTATTATTTACTTTCTTTTTTTCCCTTAACTGATAATTGAGTCATCTTTTTTGTACCATATTTTTTGCGCCCAATCCAAGCAGCTAAAGCAGCAGGAGATCTAGCACCACGTTTTGCAAGCTTTTCTTGTAATGCTTTGAAACGTTCACCAGATCCAAGTTTTGGTTTGTTGTCTGCCATATATTAGTTCCTAATGGAATGTAATTTATTTAAACCGTCCACAATGGATAGGTTTATTTTACTAGCTATTTCACCAATAATAGTTGTTAAATAAGAATTAAACTATTTTTCCTTTAGTACTTTATGTCTAAATAACTTTTTTATCCGTTTCCAATATTTAGAATCAGTAGGAGATATTAAATTTTTAGCATAAGTTTCTTTAAATAATGGTTTTAAAGAAGCATATATATTAGCTACAGCCAATTATATACCCCTTGGACGCTTTCTAAATCTTTCTAAAAGTTCTAATTCTTCTGGAGTAGGTTCATAACTTTTTGATATTCCTTCACTTATTGGTTCTTCATAAACTCTAGGAATTGGAGCTACATATGTTTCACCTAAGCGACCACCAGGAACTGGAGTCACAAATGGAGCATATCCTTCAGGTGCAGGAATGTCTAAAGTTTCTTCTGGCCCAATTGTATATCCTTCCGGAACATCTGGAACTGGTTTTGCTGGCATTCCCACTAACTCTTTTAATTTACGAAATTTTGGCATAATTATTGTTTCCTATATCTTTGAAAATATTGTGGAATAAACTCACCAATAGGTATCTCAGCTTCTTGAGCTTGTTTTGCTATTTCTGAAGCCAATCCTTCTGCTCCTGGCTGTTGTAAAGCTAATTCATATTTACCTATTTCTATTAAATCACGAATTAATTTTCGTTGATCCATTATCATTAATGGATCTTTCGCATCAACTTGACTTCCGAAACGAATAGAAGGAATTGTTTCAGCAGGCAAAGGTCCTTGGCCTAAACCTGGATTTAAACGTTTTATTTTATTCTCAGTGCTTATTTTGGCTATTTTTCTTTTTGACACGATGTTAGATTCTTCTAAGGCTTTTTTTGCATCCCATTTCGACATATTTTTCTCCTTAATAAATACTTAAAAATTCTTTAATATCTTTTAATGGAACAAAAAATCCATAATTAGTTCGTGTATCAACAGCACGACTTAATCCTACTATATCACCAAAATCATTTACCGCAGGACTTCCAGAACTTCCTGGAAATACAAAAATATTTGATATATATTCATCTATCTCATCTTCTTTTATAAGAGAAAGAAATTCACCCACTGTAGTATTTTGTGGACCAAGATAGGGATATCCAATTACTGTATAAACTTTATTTAAATTAACACTATTTGCAAGATTTAATCCTGATCTATCATTAAGAGCTTCTACTAAACATAAATCAGTAACTTCGGAAAGTTCAATAATATGTCTTTTTATATATCTTTTTGATGCATATTCTATCAAAACTGAATTATCATCCTGTGCTACATATTCACAAACATGAGAATTTGTTAAAATATATGTATTTCCGGAAGGAGAATTAATATAAACTCCAGTTCCGCCGCCGCTTTTTGCTGGATTAAAAATTCGTACGGTTTTGGAACCTACTTTATTATGAAGATAAATATATTGCCAATCAGGAACTTTGTAAGATAAAAATAGCATTATTGTTATTAAAGTTAAGATTCGTAGAATTTTTTTCAAAACAGTTTTAAACCACATACTAGTATTTTTTCTCTTGTTGTTGAGATTGCAATAAAGTAATTCTCTCTAAAGCAGCTTCTTTTGCTTTTCTTCTCATTTCTTCTTCTGCAGCTAAACGAGCTTGTTCCTGTTCCGTACCAAAAAATTGCATTTGTTGAATCTCTTCCTCGGATTTTTTAGAACCATTTTGTCGGATTAAGGGCATATAACATCCTCATAATGGTTAAAAGTAAACATATATTCAAGATCATACTCATTCTAAATAGCCAAATTTGATTACGTAATGGCTTATATCTTTCTTGATTTTTGAACGTTACTTTCATTCTTCTTTTGCTTTTCTTGGCTTTTTAGCTACCATAGATATCGGATTACCAATTGGTTTTATTACAAAAGAATCCGGTTTTTTTTCTACTTCAGCTTTAATTTCTTCTACAATTCCATTAAACCAAGCACAAGCTTGAGAAAAAGCTAAAGCTTCCATCCCATCTAATTCGTATTTACCACGTTTGATTATTTTAATTAAATTTTCTGCTCTAAGAAGATCACTTTTTGTGTATTTCATAGTTATTTTGTTCCTAAACTAGTTGTTATTATTGGGCCTTTGATGGCTGTTTCATATCCTAATTGAATTCCATTAGCTATTTTTTCAGAATCAAAATCTAATGTATCATGCATAATATATGATGGAGCATATACAGCTAATTCTATGAATTTTTTATCTTTTTCTTTGTTACATTCCAAACAAGTTTGAATATCATTAATGAATATTTCATGAGTTAAAATATCAATCGTGCGTAATGCATTAGATATCCAATTACCAACTTTTCTTTCAGATTGCTCATATTCTAAAGGATTACATAAAATCACTATCATTTTATCAGTTCCATCTAAAATAGCCTGTTTTAAAGGAGTTTGTTCTCTTACACCACCATCTACCCATTCATCATCGATAGGAGCCATAATACCAGGAATAGTAGCAGAAGCCTCGACAGAACTAATGAAGTCAATTTCACTATCATGCCCATATTTAATTTTCCCCGTAATAAGACTAACTTTACAAACATATATATCACATGTAGGAGATCCTACTATATTTTTTTCTAATATTTTTCTCAAAGGTTTTGTATTATAAAGACCCTTAGATTTAAGAATAAGACTTAACCAATTAAATGAAATAATATTTGTTTTTCCTTTAATATTTCTCCATACTTTTTCTAAACCAGATATTCCTTGATAAGCATATCCAACAGCATTTAATGCTCCAACGGAAGTTCCATAAATAGCATCAGGATGAAAGCCAAATTCAGACAGATATTTCATAACACCAAATTGAAAAGAACCTTTAGCACCTAACCGCCCCCGGAAAGAACCAGAGCGGTCTTATCCAGGGGCAACTCCTTTAGTCTTTTTTTATTTTCCATATAAAACCTCTGCACTTATTAGTATTTGTAAAACAAATACAATTTCTTATAGATGTATAGGTAACACCAACGGATTTAGCTGCTTCTTTATAACTTGGATAATCTTTAATAAATTTTTCATCTAAAGTGTATTTAGATATAGCAACTCGATTAAACGGAATTTGACCACATTTAAATTCTGTTTTAGGACTTAATCTTTGATTATTTTTAATTTCAGTTGCCGAACTTCTATGTTCACCTTTAACAAAAGAACCTTTATTTCTTTTTGAAACACCTTTTAATCCCTTATTCCAAGGGATAGTTCCTTTTGGAACTCCTTCTCCTCCAGGAGTTAGATTTAATAAAGTTATTTTATTATTATAAAATTTTATTAAAGATTTCTCAACAAATTCCCAATTATTTTTTGAAGTTACTTCTAATATTTTAATATTAGGTTTTAATCCTTTATCTAAAAGACTTTTTAACCATGCTCTTTTATGTGTTTTAGTATTATTTTTAACTTGACATAAATGTTGAGTAAGTCTTTTTAATGGGTTCATACTCTTTCCAATATAACGAATCTCATTAGATATAGGATCAATCAATGCATAAATAAAAATTGGATGAGTTTCCATTTTTATAGTATCTTCACCTGATAATATTAAAGCTATTTTCATATTATCTGTTTATTAAAAATGTATAAAGATTTATACATACATCCGCATCAAGTATCGCTGAACTAGATGATGTATAATGTATTCGCAAATACAATTTTGAAGGAATATCTACAATAAAATCATTTTCTATATTATTAAGTTGAGTTTTCATTATATAAAATTTTGAAATATATTCTGATACAATAGTATTAATAGGATAATAAATTCCATCTTTATCGACAATTTCAATCTTAATATAATCACCAAAAGTACTAGTTTCACTAAATAAATTTCCTGTTCTTAATCCCACAGTTTTATCAGAATTCAGCATAAAATCATGTATAGTAGTTATTTGCTTTGTTGCTATAAATTTATATCCTTGTATATTTAAAGTATAAGCATCTATAGATGTTTTAGATCTATACATATTAACTATCCTTTGTATGCACAATTAAACCGGCATTAAAGAGTTTATTACCAGTTCCTACTTCTCTTCTAACAAAAAGTTGTATCTTTGAAGTAAATCTAGTAGGATGATAAGTTGGAGAACTTGCAAAGAAAAAAGATGCGTTAGTGCCAATATTTAAGCCAGTAGTAATAACATTTTGTGTTCCAACTGCTAAACCATAGAAATTATCAACATCATCCGTTAATAATCCATTAGAACCAAAAATTTCTTCAGTTGAATCTAATACTAAACGTATATTCCATTTTGAATTAGCAGTAGCAATTCCTAATGATATTCCAGTGAATAATCCAGAACCAATATATTCATATAATTTAATCCAATTATTATCAGCTATTATAGTAGTTCCTCTAGCAACTCCTCCTGTAGAAGCATTCATGTCATTATATCTTAATTTAGCAGAAAATGCAGCTACTCCTGAAGCAGATGTAGAAGTTATTTGAGCATCAACTTTTAATCTATCTACAACATTTCCAATTAAAGTATCATCCGTATTGCCTCTAATTTTGATTAAAGAAACAAACTTTTGTATAATGTATGACATTAACCAGCTTCTTGAACTACAACAGTAGAACTACCACTATCGGTTATTAAAAAAACTCCAATATTTTCACCAAAAGAAAAAGTAGCAACTTCTTCCACCTCTATAACTACTCCAGTTAAAGATGTTACTCCTGATGGTCCTGCGAATATTTTTTTAGTACCTTTATTATAAACCATCAATGATTCTCTTCCTATAAGTCTATTAGCTCCTACTTTTGCCTCAATAGCTGTAGTAGTAACAGTTATAGAACTAGTAATGTAACTATCATTAAGTACATCACTATATTCAGGGCTTTCTGATAAAGTACTCATAAAAAAGGGAGAAATTGCCTTCTCCCTGATGTGATTAATTATCCAAGTTCTAATACACGAACATCTTGACCAGCCGAAGATGAAATTGCAAAGATGTTAACATCAGGACCGGCTTCAATTGTTAGAGTGGCACCAGCTGCAATTCGAAAACCATTAGCTGTAGTTAATTCATCTGTGGTAACTACATGATTACCGATGAAGATAGCTTTACTTCCTAAGTTTTGAATATGCATAAGAATTCTGCTATCAATTGAAACAGCTGCTAAATTAGCAGCGGTTGTACCAATTGTCACTGCTGATCTTTTAATACCAACGTTTGCGCTATTATTAACTCTCGTACGTCTATATTTATCTGAAATTAGATTTGCTCGATCTCCTGATGTTGAAATTGCAGGTATAGCAGCACCAAATTGTGTTTTAGAACCAACTTTTACTGGAAATTCAGTATCTGCAGCATCATCATCAACTGTACCAACAGGAGAAGTCCATAATGCACCTCTATCGCTTACTTTGAAAGAGATATAATCTCCATCAGCAGCGTCAGCAGTTAAAGTATCATCTCTAACAGCTAATACATATGAACCAATATCTCCTGATACATGAACACTATCTTCTGCTTTTTCAAATGAACTAGTCAGATCTAAATCCGCTTGTACTTTCAATCGACCAACACTATCAACTTGCAATGGAGCATAATCTCCATCCGCACTTACTAGACTTGTATTAGCGTCATTTCTAACTCCCAATACAAATTGTCCCCTATCGCCAGAGAGATGAGCAGAATCTTCTACGAAAACTCCACTATCTCCATCAGCAGTAGGATGAACATCCAATGCCTCATTACCTAATAAAGTGGTATGTGTTATTAATGTTCCAGATGAAGAACGCACATACGCACCTACGTTATCACTTTCAGTTAAATTGGCCGTATCAAGAATCAATTTATCTTTAGTTAATGCACCCATAGGTTATTGTTTCCTTTCATTGTATAATATGTAATGATTCATTCATTACACCTTTTTCCAGACAAGAATTTCGGCAGTCGTAGCTGCTTGTGTTGATTGAAAAAATATATTTAAAGTTCCACTTGGTAAAATTTGTGTTGTCGCATAACTAGCACCTCTATTAATTTCTACATAGTTCGTACTAGATTCTCCTGATGTAAATGCTAATTTTAAAAGTCCTTTAGTATCTCTTGCTCTTATTAAAAATTGTTTCGTTCCAGTTGGAAGAGCTTGAGAATATTCAGTATTTGCCAATGCCATTACCACATTAATAATTTGTGGTGTATTTGGAAGTAACGGATTAACATCTAATGCAACATCACTTCCATCAACTGTTGCGGTTGTTAAATTTGTACCGTCCCCAAGTCTTACAGAATCTTCTGTATGGGTGATATCAACTTCCATATCACCACCCACAACAGTTGTTGTAGATGTAGTCCTTATTCTACCAGTAGATTCTTCAAACGCGTGCTGCAGTACTTGGCTACCATCTAATAAAGTTGCTGGAGGAGGCATACACTACCATACATAGTTGTTAAGTTGGACCTAATTGTTGAGCTAATACGGGCAAATTCTCGAAAGGTTCCGGTGGAGTAGGAACTTGTGGAACCGCAACATTTTGAACAGCTTCTCCACCAGTCATTTCTTCTCCAGGAGGTATTAAACCAGCTTCAGCTTCCATTAATCCCTCCATAGGACTGCCTTCTAAAGCGCCTTGAGAAGGTTGTCCTTGTGGAGGCTGTTGAATGGGTTGTTGACCAATTATTTGCAATAAAGAAGGATCTGTATTCTTAAGTAGGTCTATGTGTTCTTGAATATGTGCTAAAGTATTTTCTACCAAAGTTGTATCTTTTCTTAGATCAGGATCAGCAAGTACAGTTTTGTGTTCATTAATATGTAAAGTGTGATTATCTAATGCAATTGCTTGAACTTGTTCACCTTCTAATAGTCTTTCATTTTCTGACTTAATTAGAAGCAATTCACTCATTTCGCCTTCAAATGTCATATCAAGTCTACCTGTATTAATAACCTGAAAATATTGTTGAGGAGATTTTAATAATTTCATTTGTAATAATTGTTCAGCCATTTGAACCCTACCTGCAACTGTATTATGTGTTACGGTAAAATCGCCTAAAAGAAAATGAGGTTCTTCTTGCAAGGTGAAACCGTAATATGTGCCAAAACCTTTACATTCAACATTAATTCCATAATTCAATGGATTTCTTGCCTTAATTTTTTCATGACATTGTTTTCTTGGTATTTTTACGGGAATGTTTGATGTATTACCACCAATAGATATTTTAAAACAATCAGAATCTAAATCACCAACCAACTTACTTGAGTTAGATTTAAATTTTTTAACCGTCACACGAAATCCTAAAGACTTAGTTAAATAAACAACATCTTTTACTAATCTTTCATTTTTTTGTGTAAATATAAATGTTTCGTCAATTCTATGTCCATCAGTATCAAGTAATCCTGCTAATAAATTTAATCTATCTTCACGACTAGAAGTTAAATAGAAAAACGGAATGTGTTTATTATTAATTAACTCCATAGACCGTAATGCGTTTATAAATGGATTACGATCGGGAGCACCATAAGCCTCACCAGATGTAATATGATAATTTTTAGACTTATTAGGCTGACGATTATCTTCAATTCTAACTTTCATTCCAATATCATTAGCAAAATTAATCCAAATATCTGACAATTCTTTATCCATGGTAGTTAAACATGTATTTTTACTAGTTCCATCACCGAGCCATGCGCCTAAAATATAGGGAGGAATTTCTAGAGATTTCTTCTCAAATTCTACCCCTGTTGTAAATCCCTGTAATAGTCTTCGATGTCTCATGGATAAATTGAGATAATCTTTAACAGTTATATCTATAATATCACCTTGTTTTATATCATATCGAAAATCATCTGAACAATATCGAAGTGTTAAAATATGACTTTCATTACATCCATATTTAATATTTCTGTGTGGATCTTTTGATGTAATTTCATACATCATTTCTTGTCCACTATTCACATTTTTAACAGTTCTTGGTCCCGAATCTGGTCCCATAACTAAATCATTAATTTTAATCTCTTGGACCATTTTAATGGTTCCATCATACATTAAAACAGGTGTATCTTTAGCCAAACAACGTGATAATGGATTCCCGACATCTACAACTACACGATTTATTGCATTAATATCCTCACCAACAAATTCTTTTAATAATGGTCTATTATTTCTTCCCACCAATGCTATAACTTTTGGAGTAGTAGCAAAATCCTTAAGTATTTGAATTAACGCAGTTCCTACATTTTCAACAAGCTTTACATAACTTTGTTGAAGACCAGAAATAAATTGAAGAGCCATACTTTGAACAAGAGCCAAAGCAGCTCCACTACGTAAAGAAGCTTCAGGATTTCCTCTAGCAACCGAATTGATACCGGAAATAGTTTCAGCAGCTCTTATTAGTTCTTCAAGAAATCTAAATACTTCAGCTGGTGTTTGTGTTAAATTTAAAGGCTCCGGTGCGGCATTTCCTTCAATAATATTCATTGCTCCTTCTAAAGAATTAATCTGAATATCAGCTCCTCTTGGAACATATATATTCTGTACTCCAAAAGCATTTTGATTTGTTAAAATTGTACTATAAAGTGAATTAATTGCTTCTTGAATAGGAAATACATCGAACATGGGTGTATATCCATATGGAGTTCCTATAATATCACTTGGAGAAATCCTAAATATAGGTAATACCCTATAAGGAAGATGTGTATCTAATAAAATAACATCAGAATCTAAAAATAATACATATCTACCTTCAGGAATAGCTTCTGTTCTTTTATGATAAAATTCAAAAACAGGAATATCATCTGTGTCATCATTAGAAAAAATAGCTAATCTATGAACACTGTCACCTATTTTTGATTGTATGCTCTTAATCTTTTCGGAAACTTCTGGATATTTGGCCATTAAATTATATCTATTTTTATAAGTTCTTGTTAAACACCAATCTGGATTCCACGATTCCATAGTTCCATCAACTACTACATCTAATGGAGAAAGAGTAGAATATTCTAATTCTCCCTCATAATTGAATTGGCCAATTTCTTCATCATAATCATAAGCTTCTCCAGCAGTAACATTCCATTCTAATTTAATAAATCCACTACCGAGAACAATAGCCATCTCTACTGCTCTTTTAAGAGCATCTTCGAGATGTCTTTCTCGCATATAATAATCAAGAATACCATTAGCTAAATAGGTTTGAGCAAGAGATTTATAGTCTGTATTGATAGCTCTAGCTTCCATAATAGGTCTATTAGCAGTAATCATATTATTCATATGTTGTGCAATATTACGAAAATGATTGACAGGTAGAGTAACTAATTCTCCCTGTTCTCCTGTAAAATTAATTTGATGTCCATACCCAACATCAGAATTATAAGCTCCGTGATAAGCTTTCCACATCTTGTTAATTTTTTCTAAATACGCATTAGATTCTAAAGTATTAAAAAAACTTTTCGCTTTTTCTAAAAGAACACTTGCTACTTTTTCAGGTTCTTTGGATGCAAAATATTCTCCTACAGGATTTTCATTTATGTTATCATTAGCCATGGGTTTTCCCTTTGATTTTAAAAATTTGTTTAAATATATCAACTTGATTTATTTTATTATAGAATGATGAAGGATTCTGTACATGTAAATCCCTTAAATTCATATGATATGTTGCCGGATATGGATTTTTTCCGTAAGAAATAGAACGAACAAAATAAATTAATGCATCTACAGCATCAAAATGTCCATTATCAATAGATCTGGCAAATGTATGTCTGTTAATAGCACTAGACCATCTAACATTCTTTAAATGTCTTATTAAAGTTTTACATTTAGGATTAATAATAATTTTTTTACTTCCTAACATTGCACGTAAAGTATTTAAAGCAGCATCTTTGTCATCCTTTTTGGCTGGTGCAAAAACAATTTCTCCTTTGGATGATCTTGCGATTTCTTGTGTTACTATATAGTTAATATCACTAACTCTTGTATAAGGTTTTTGTACTTCGTTAGTAAGAGAATTAAACCAAAGTTCCATTTCCTTTTGTTTAATACCATTAATCAATGTTGGTAAATTATTATTAGAATCACTGAAATCAATAGCTAATTCATCTTCTATAATTATTTTATCTGATTTAAAATCAAAATAACCAAATAAAACAACAGTTAAATCTTTAAATCCTAAATCCATTGCTACATATCTATCAGAAAATGGAGGTTTATCCCAATTTCTTATAATTTCCTTACATAAATCATCAGTAAATTCTGGAATCACAGAAAGATTCGAATCTTGAATAATTTTACAATACAATTCTCTCTGACAAGCATCTGAATTAATACCGCCTAATTCCTCAATTAATTGGTTTTTTTCTTCCAAAGAAATTCTTGGATTATCATCGATAGTTTTCTTAACTAATGAACCTCGAAATTCTGCTTCTTCTATATACTTTAAGAAATCATGTTCTGATTCTTGTGGAGGTGTGCTTGCTAAAACAATTTTACCTTTTGTTACTAATGTTGTTGGTAATAAAATACTTTTAAGAACATAATCTAATTCTGAACAACTACCAGCTTCATCAACGAAAGCTATATGAGAATCACCGCCACGAAGTTTCTCGGCATGTTTACTATCAGTTCCAGCAAGTTGTATTTCTGATCCATTTGGAAAATAATAAATATAATCTTTAGCTTTAAATTCTGGTTTTATATCTTCTGGACAATCTTTTAAAATTTGTTTAAATAATGGCCTAAGAATAGTATTAATCTGTAATTTTGTTGGAGCTACAATTTTTACTATACTATTTGGATGACGAATACATTGCTCATTGGCTATTGTAACAAGAGCATATGTTTTGCCAGAACGACGAGATAACAACCAAGTTTGAATTTTATGATTTGAATTATAAAACAAATTATAAAGCTCTTTTTGAACTTTATCGAGCTTCCAGGAAAGAATTCCTCTTCTCCAAAGTGCATGTCTTACTTCTAATTTACTTTTCATTACTATTATCTGCTTCTAATAAAGAGAGAAGCTCTGTATCTGATAATTTTTTAACTTTATTATCTTTTTCTTTATCTTTTTCTTTAACTGCATAAAGAATTTTAGTAAATATTTCTACTCTTTTTGCTTCATCTAAAGTTAATTCTCTTTCTAAAGAAATATCTTTAAGCAATTTAAGTTGCATTATACAAATAGCTTGCTCATCAGTCATATCTGTAAAAAAATTATTAAGTGCTTTAGATTTATCTCCTATTTGTGGAATATAAGCATCTAACAATTTCTTTAATTCTAAATTTTCTTCTTCGGTTTGGGTTATCTTTTTTGATAATTCAACAATAAGTTTATATTGACTATCACAATAAGATTGTAGCTCAGAAATATCGGTTAGTTGTTTTGATAAATTTTTAATATCCATATTATCTTACAGAAATATTCGGACGAATATTTGTTGCCAATTTTAAGCCTTGAACATGAGTTTTTGTTCCATCTAGATCTTTACGTAATGCATCTAGATCTTTGAAAAGATTTCCGCACTTACTTTCAAGTTCTGTTAATTTTTTATCTTGACTATATTTTTCATAAAGAAAAGCAACTACTCCAAGTATAGACAAACAAACAATTTCTGGCCAATTAAAGCCTAGATATAGTCCTTTAAAAGTAGTTCCTACAAATAAAGCCAACGGCAATCTTTGAATTATATTCTTCATTGACTCTCCTTAAAACGTTAAAATTTTCTGGGATGTACACCACTTTATTTTTAATTGCTATACGAATAGCTGTTGGCCTTACCCATCATATCTAGTTGTTAATTCAGGAAAAAGAAAGAAGTTTATAGATTTCACCTAGTTAACAACTAAATATGTAACTTATCGAAAAGAGAGACTTATGGCTATTACAAAAAAAGAATTAAATCCTCATAATTACACTTTAACAGAAGAACAAAAACCTAATTTTGAAAGACTGTTTGAAATAATGAATGAAATAAGAAAGGCTTATGGAAATCCTATGGTCATTACTTCGGGTTTAAGAAATGATCAAGACCAAGCGAGAATTGATGGTGCTGCTGGTAGAATCCCTAGAAAAAGTATGCATCTTCTAGGAGCAGCTTGTGATGTATGGGATAGAGATGGACTACTTTGGAAATGGTGTATGAATAATATGAAATTATTAGAAAAATTAGATATTTATCTTGAAGATAAGTCTTTTACTCCAACTTGGGTACATTTTCAAATATTACCTCCAAAAAGTAAAAAACGTATTTTTATTCCCTATACTAAAAAATAATGACAAAAAAATTTACAGAAGAAGAAATAAAAAAACTTGAAGAAAAAAATCGTGAAGAGATATTAGAAAAATTTTGTCATACTAATGGATGTTTTGGTCATTATATGCAACATCATGAATTTCCACACAAATACGTAAAATGTGTTATATGTGGACACACGAAAGAACTAAAAAAGAAATCTTAACTGTTTTTTAATGACTTCAAAATTTTTTTATAAACAAAATTAATAGGCTGATTACTTTCGCTAGTAAATTTTGTATAATCTTCTAATTGTTTCCTCAAAATTCCACACATTTCTTCATAAATCCTTATCATTTCAAGAAGTTCTTTAGTATAATGTACTTGTAATTCATGATCTTTCATAGACATTACAAGATTATAGGAATGTTTAACTCTATCACCTACATCCACAGTGTCATATATTAATGTGTTTATTTGCTTTTCTGTAAGATCCATAGTAATTTTTCAAATTTTTCTTCAGAACATCCGACTGATATTCTAAAATAATCATTTGATACTCCAAATTTCTCGCCAGGAGTACTTATAATACTTTTTGGACATTTTCCCACACACCAAATGAACATTCCAGAACTGTTTAAAATTACAAATGAAAGTTTTTGAAGATTATGTAATTTTTTCCATCTTTTATCCAATATAATTCTACCATACTCAAAAATAGTAACAAGAATATCTAATTGCGATCTAATTATTTTTTCAGCTTCTAATTGAGAATAAATAGATATCCCACCTGTTGCAAATTCTATATATTCTTCCATTTTTTTTACTATTTGTTCGTCTTTAATTAAAGCCCATCCTATTCTTGCAGATGCATGCCCTGTGCATTTGCTTAAGCTAAAAACCATGATATCTTCATTAAATTCAATAGGTTCGTGATATTGATACCAATTATAAGATAAATCATAAATTATATATTTTGAATGAATTTGGTGATAAATATTATTGTCCGGATTATTAGGACATGTGATTATTTGTACAAACTCAGGATGCCGGTTATCAAGCCAAGATTGTCCGGCAAATTTAGTATAATGTTTAAATCTGGGAAAATAAGGAGAATTAGCTGATACTGGAAGATCTAAGGCATAAATTATAGCGGATAATATCTGTCCAGCACCATTACCAATTACTACAAATTTATCATCAATCATGGCATTTTTTTCTTGTTTATGTAGCTTCTTTATAGCGGTTTTTAACTCATCAATGCCTGTATATAAATATGAAAGACCTTCTGGAGTAAGAGTGTATGATTCAGAAGATTTTTTAGACCAATAATCATGTAGAAAATCAGGAGAACCCCATGAAAGATTTAATTTTTCAACCTTAGGCGGCATATTGTTTTTCTGCTAATCTTATCTTCTTAATATGTTCTTTCATCTTGACCCGATGACATTCGGGACAAACTCGACCGTTGAAGAGATTACCTTTTACATCTCGCCATCTTTTATTAATATTATCTGGATATTTATCATCTAAGATAGCCTCTTTAATTATTTTACATGTTTTACATTGAATTTTTCTCATTTCGTTCATAGGAATCTCTAAATCTGGAGACCAGCGGTCAACTCACCACTTTTCCATTTAACCCAGGAAACAGAGATAATCTCTATCTCTTTAGGAACTGCAGGTGACGCAAAGCTTCCTAGTTCTCCGGAACATTCGTTGCAAACTAACAGAGTAGTTCCTTAAACAATTGCAGGCTTTACGGTTAGTCTGATTGTTTCGCCAGTTCCTGCTCGGAAGCTAACTTGTCTAAAAGATTATAAATTCGTCCTCGTGAATCATAACATGTTAAAGATGGTAGTTCTAAACATGTTAAATAACCTTCTTGTGCACATCCACTACCAGTATCTATAATAATAGCATTTTTATATTTACGAACACCAGGAACAACAACATAGCCATGAGATTCAAACATACCATGCACATGACCATACACACAAATCTTACCTTTACATGGATTTGGATCTACCCAATCAACTTCTTCTCCATCATAATAACTCCATGTTAAAAGATGTCTATTTGTTCGAAAATCCTCATTTCTCAAATTACGTCCTCTTTCATTTTCTCTATATTTTTTTTTAGGAATCGGAGCATGTGAGAAAAAATATTTATCCGTTTCTAAATAAAGTTTATGGTTTTCATTAATAAAATCATAATGTCCTGTTCGCCTTAAAAAATCATAAAAATCCGCTTTACCATAAGCACCTAATTTATTAACAGCAGCCGCATAAGATGTTAAAGTAGAACCACCTCCATTCCAATACATTAAATCAGATAAACCAGATGCCGCAGGAAGAATCATATCTTCATGATTTCCTGTAATCATATGAATATTTTCTGGAAACATTACATATTGCTGACGAAACCACTCAATTACTTTATAAGTATCTTTTCCTCTATCATTTTTATCCCCTAAAGATACCAATTGATCACCTGTAGTTAAATCAAACTTAGCTTTAGAAGTAATTAATTCAATAACAGTTTCTAAGTTATTATACATCCCATGAATATCACCCAGAACAAAAAATCTATTTTGGTTTATATTCACAATTAACTCTTCTATTTTCAGGCATAAATAAATCTGGTTTTAAATCATCAATAAAAAATTCCGGCTTTGATATACAATATTTAACAAAACTCTTAAGTTTCAATTTCTTAACCACTTCCTTACACCAACCACTTCCTGCAGCACTCCAAACAACAATTGTATATCCTAATTTGGCAAATTCTTTTAATTTTTTAATATTTTCTATATTTGGAACAAGTTTATATGTAGTTCCATAGCAATCAAATTTAATAGCTTCGGGATGTTCTTCTTGATGCCATATAACTAATGTTCCATCTACGTCACTAAATACAGTAGGATCTGTAAATAATTTTGAAGGATCACCTTGAATTAATCTTGGACCAAGAAGCTTACGCAGCTTCTGAGGGAGTATCGTCATCATCAGATTCATTATTCCGATTACTAAGACACGTATCGTAGTCAGGAACTGATCTCCAATGTTCTTTACATCGAACTTCATACCATGATCCTTGATTTAATATTCCTTCATTTCCACAGCTTTCACAAGTGTGAAAACTCTTATTTTCTGCTTCTTGAATAAGTTTATCCATCTCATCAGTCTCAGATGACATATAAAATCTAAGACTGCCATATTTTTCTTTTACTTGTGCAGCTCTTGGATGATATTCATCTTTTGGATATTGTTGTTTATATTCAACAATTAGCTTTTCTAATTTTTCAGAAAGATCATAAAGTAAAGGATACCAGCCACGACCAGTATCAATACCCCAATGCATACATGTGACTCTCATATCTCCATGCATATCGGCAAAAAGATTGGGAAAATCTTTAACCAAGGTTTCTTCAAATTCAGTTCTACTAAGTTTTTGTTTACTCATATGGTTATATTATCTCATTGTTTCTAGAATGTCAATATTTTCTTTTGAAAGGAAAAGGCATGTTCCAAAGAGGAATATCAAAATATTTTAAATCAACAGATGGAATTAATACATCAGTAAGATCATCAGAATGTGTTTTTGGAACAATCCATAATACTTTTCTTAATTCATCTATATTTTTATTAATTAAATGTTCCATTAACATTAGTGAGGATGAATAATTTGTTAAATTATCATATTCTTGATTAAAATCTTTACTAAATATGCTTTTCATTAGATCACCATAGCTTTCAGAAATAAAATAACAATCAAGGAAAGCATAAAAAATATGAATGTAATTAAGTAAGATTTAAGAATATCTGAAGAAAAAGTATATTTGTATTTTTCAATTAAAACATGTTTCTTCTTTTTGTTCTTAAAATCAACTTGAATAATTTTATGATTCATAATTCCTATTACGAATTACTTTAGGCACAAATTTAGGCTTTCTTATATAAGTTCGCTTCTTTTTAACGAAGATTTTATAAAAGGATGCAAATTCCATAAGAACTAGTAAGAAAACAAGGAAGGTTTCAATAAGAGAAAGATATTCCATATATCACCATTATACCAGGTTAGACATAAAAATTCAAGATTGTTTCTATAATAGTTGTTAATTAACGTTTTTTACGTTTCTACAGCCCTGAGCGTTAGCAAAGGGCGATTGATACTAAATTTCTAGAAACCTAATAAGATATAGATTCCCACTACCATTTTTACATATTTTAAAATACGGATAAGATATACTGGGAACTATTCAGAAGTTCCTGGGAGCGCAGATATTAAGAATCTACCAAACTTACGAAACTCTTGCCGTAAGTTTTACCCTTCATGTGCTTAGGTTAGGAAAATATCCAGGTAATTAACCTAAGTCTCTGTGAATTTGCTTTACGAGCTACTATACATCTTATCAAGTCCAGTCCCTTGAATGCGAAACTAATAGACTGACTTTTTTGGTGCTTATTTCTTAATTCAAGAATAGCATCTTTAACAGTATTAAATCCTTAAATAAACTATACATTTTATTTATATAATAAAGAACCATCCGGAATTTCCGGAAAGTTCATTCATTATTAGTTGTTAAGAGAGATTCATAATTTATAAATTGCGAATTTAATTCAGGATTCTCTAATAAATATTGACGTGTTAAAGCATTCAATGCATAAACAATTGATTTAACTTTCTTTTTAGGATAGTAATCTTCTATAAATTTCTTAGCATCTTTCATCTTATCAAATACACCAATAATTAAACTATCATGATTCTTATTCTGTAACTCTATATACACAAGATAATTACGTATTTTTATAGTAATTCGATATTCAAGTGCATTTCTGTATCTATAAAATTTATACCTTTGATTCTTATAGTATTCTGTCCAATATGCTTGTCTCATACGTAATAGTCTAGAATCTTTACTAATTTCTTCTAATATAACAAATTTAATATTAAGTCTATTAAAATCTTGTACTAATTCGTCTCCTTCTAACGAGCACTCCCGAATTTTCGTTAAAATGGTCACTATTGACTTTGTTATACAAAAGCTATACCTAATGTCTATTTTCTTCTTAAACTCATTAACAAGGGCAAATACACCCGGAATTAGGGCCTTTGTATACTCATAATGGAGAATAGATCTCATATTTATAATCAACTATTCGGAATTTCCAAATAGTTCATTCTTGTTAATAATTATATCTTATCTGCAAAATATACCCTTAAAAGATACTTTTTGTAGTTTAAATATCATTTCTGGTGAACTTTTTTACATTGTTCCATTTTTAGCATCTCTAATAATCTTCTTTGATTCTAATCGTTCAAGTCTATGTGTTCGTTTCTTAGCTTCTTTACCTGGAGGACTACTACCTCTGCCTTTAGTGCCTGGTCTTTTACCCCAGTATTCATAACCAATTGGTTTATTTCCTTTAATTGTTTTACTCATGTTGGAAATTTTATTAAAAATTCATGCATTGATAAATTGTAAATATCTAATTCCACGGTTCGTTATCTGGATCTTCTCCAAACATCTTAGCTGCTAATGTATAATATTCTTTACATTATCATGTCTTAATGTATAATATATTATACCTTATAATGTCCTAATGGGTAATATATTGTACCTTAGTAGCCATATTAATATGTTTCTAGATTCTCAATCTTTATCTACAGAATTTCACTTTACCATCCCTAATGGAAATTGTAAATATGATAATTCTATACCCGTTCGGGTATAGACCATGATGGAAACAGGAAAATTATACCTGATCGGGTATAACTGGCTAGTTATACCTGATCGAGTATAACTAGCTGGTTATGAAACAGCGGACTCTGGGAATAATCAGTCACCCCCATTGCTTTTGAAATCTCTCACCCAACTGCACCTATACTAAAAATCAATATTACAAATTTAATCATGTATACCTCTGTTTCTATAATCTTATTACATATAAAAAACTATACCCTATTTCAGAATTCATGTCAAGGAAAATAATTATTTACATACCTCTATTTTCAACAATATAGAAATTAAATGTCACAAAAACATACCAGAATTTGTGGCAAAAAGAAAATGTTTCTATAATGAAATATCTAATAATATTAGGGTGATCTTAGCAAACGCAGGTCCCATCCCTAATCCCCCTACCCCCCCTAAGAGATAGAGCAAAATCCTGTCTATGCAAAAATCATACCAAAGAAAATTGGAATGAATCTTGCATATTATTGCAAGAACTATGCCAAGTGAATTGGTACGATGCTTGCTATTGCAAGAATTATACCATGACCCAATAACCAACCTTGATACAATGTACAACATTATAACACCATGGTATTTATTCAGGAAAATCATATATTGTTTATAAAGTAGACGATGCTTAAAATTAAGCAATATATAATTTCAATGAGTTAGTGAATGGCACGTTTTCTGCACTTACTAGAAATCAAGTTGCATGTAAGATTCATGCTATTAGGAGAGGTAACAATGAGAAAAACAATAGTTGCATTACTAACGGGAGAACACACCAGTAGACCATATAGAATTATTAAATACTTTAGGGAAGTCAACAATTGGTTTGAAGTGGAAGGAGCGGATGATTACGGAGCTTGGCATTCATTCGGGGAATTCGATACCGTCGAAGACGCTCATAACTTCATCAAAAAAACAGATTTAAATAGTGCACTCGAAATAGATGAAATTAAATTTAATATTCAATGAGAGGAGTAACATGAATTTTATTCTTATAGACAATACAATTCTTGCAAACATATTGATTCATCAAGCCAAATGTTCAAAATGTCACAATATGCCTGTTGAGACAGGTGCAATTATAGACCGAACCCGCGAAGGAACACTTACACCGTGGGTTTCCGAACAATGTGAAGCTTGTAATAAACAAAAACAGGAAATGTTAAACTTTTCCTAACGAATCTTAATGGGAGAATGCCAATACATATAGAAGGAGACTGTTATGCGACATTACAGAACAGATACATACTACAATGGTATTCAAGAAAGGAGACTGTAACATGAAATACTTTCATTGCCCTAAAGAATACAGATGGAAACAGTATGGCTGTGGCTTCGGTCCCGTCAATGGTACCCAAGCATTCCTTGACCTTGGGAATACCTGCCCTAGGTGTAAACAAACCTTGAAACCCTATACTGTACGCCGAGTGAACCAAGAATATGAGAACACTCAGCATATCGAAGCGGTGAATACAGTGCGTCAGCTCTTCGGAGAGAGCGCTGCAAAGAACTATGCCGAAACGAAGGGAATAAAATATGAGTAAAGAATGCATTATAATATCACCGAATACATATAGAATTCAATATCGAAAAAATCAAATTTTAGCACTAATGGCTGAAATTGAGAATAAGCGAAACCGTTATCATTCACCAAAAATGAGCTTTGAATGTGCGTTTCCAAACCTTACAAAAGAAATCTGGAAAGCTATGGATATTAAGAAAAACTTAGCATTCATGGTCGAAAAATTAAATAAACTTAGTGATACATTTTGAATTGACTTAACTTAATATTAATAGGAGGGATAACAATGAGAAAAACATGGACATATTGTGTAGCTGTTCCAATATACGCAACTATATATATTTCAATTGAAGAAAATACTAAATCTAAGGCTATTAAGAAAGCGCGTGAAATAGCTGAACAGCAATTACAGAAGAATATCAATGAAATTGACATCAGTTTGGATTGCATTGACAGTGAACCGTGCAAAATTCTTTCACAGATATAAATAATAATTAAAAGATAGTAATCATAGGAGAATGAATCATGACAAACATTAAATCACCTATCGTTATATTGGCCCTTAACATTGATACTCCCGAAAAAGAACTAAAATTGATTCAAGATTGGGGATTCAAAGCCAAGTATGTTATTGGTTACTACAATGGTAAAAGTGAGAATAGTTATGTCTTAGAGGTACCTTATCCTGAAAATCTGCGTTTGGCTAAGGTATTAGCTGATTCATACGGTCAAGAATGCATTCTTTATGCAGATGACTTTAGGCGTACTAAACTTATCTATTCAAACGGTGATACCAAAGACATTGGAATACTACAAAATGTACCTGAGACTGAAATCAAGCCCAATGAATCTTATACTTATGATTCATTAACTGGATATTGGGTTACACGATAAGACTTTAATTTGCTTTACACTTTTGCTAGCTATTTTCATAAAAATTTAAAAATAACACTTGAATTCAAAAAAAGACTATGTTAGTATGAAATATAACAGGAGGTATCAGATGGCTCACGAAATAGAAAATATGTTCTCAGTTCAGCAGGTTCCTTGGCATAAGCTCGGTATCGTTGTTGAAAAATCCCCCTCAATCGAAGAGGCGATTAAACTCGCTGGTCTTGATTGGGAAGTCGGGCTCAAAAAGCTATTCACCCCAGAGGGTACTGAGGTTGATGCTCTTGCAACGTATCGCACGTCCGATAATGCTATTCTCGGTGTTGTAGGTTCATCCTATAAGCCCCTTCAGAATAAGGATGCGTTTAACTTCTTTAACCCATTTCTGGAAGCTAAGGTTGCATCGCTTGAAACAGCAGG